AGAGAACGAATAGTTAAATACACAAAACCAAATTCTTTTAGGAGTTTGACACATGAGTGCACAACCAGCCAACACGTCCATTAGTGTTTATCGCAATGTACGGGCCTATCGGAAGGCTCTGCGACATGAGGCTGTTGCGGCTCTGACCAAGCGGTTGCGTCCGCTGATCATGAGCGTTCCTGGTGAAGAGATCTTGGTCGGCGTGCTGACCAGAGATACTACTCTCCAGGATTTCAGCCCCTACTGCGGCGAAGCTCGCTTCGGCGCTGGTCGCGGTTTCCCGATCGTTGTGGGTCTGTACCAAGTCAAGACCTTCGCGACCGCCCAGGAGAATCTGCCTGGCGTCGATTTCGCCTTCCAAATTGGAAGCGACAAGTTCTTGGCGAACGTCCATGCCTCGCTCAGCCGAGACATCCAGGGCGATCTGCGAAGCGACACGATCGTTCCGCCAGTCAGCGCCTAGTGCCGTCATTGGCATTATGAACCCGACAGCAACAACAGCGGCCCTCAAAAGCCGCTGTTGTTGTATCCAAAAATAGTTCGAAAGGACTATTAGCATGCGATATTTCGACAGAGCACTATCAGAAGCACTACTTGGCGACACGACACTAACTGGTCAGAAGTTGCGTGACGAGATTGAAAGATTATTTGTTATATGGGGGAGAGAACAAAATCAAGATAAGCAAGATCTAATCGCAGACGAGATCAAGGATTTAAAAACCCCAGAAAATGCAGCTGAATGGGATGAATATGCCAACGACTTATTCAAAAGAAACGCAGGCAATGACAAATTTATCGAAGCTATGAAGAAGAAATCTCGCCGTGGCGAGACTCTTGCAACATGGATGCTTAGGCATCTTATTAGCTATTCACCGAAGAGTGCTTAATACTTTCTGTTTTCTAACATCACAAATCGCCCTGATCAGAACGTTGGCGACAGGTTTTACACCCCATAGTGTGCCCAAACTACCTTCGTCGTTTGTGATGTCGAAATATCCCTCATACGCATCGCATGTAGACATCTCGATTTTAACTGCTTCCCCGTCGAAACTCAAGAAATCACCATCCGCCTTTGATGAGATACCGGGAAAGACTTCATTCAGAGCCGCAGTAATTCTGCCAAAAGATTCTGCTCTGATTTCATCGCGGGTCATCTGTTCTCCTTGTAAGAGTTCTTGTTTAAAATACGTATCCAAGAGAAGGTTTGCTCGCCAAAAATAATTTGTAATCCAGCAGATCGGAGATTTGATATGTCAGCATTAGTTCCATTCACAGCCTACTTTCGAACTGTCCCAGCACGTGGCAGGAGTAAATGGGATTATATCCGAGACCTGCAGCGGCTGGGTATCCAACTTTACGGGGAATTGAAGCTCGTCCCGCAAATCACAATGCCTGACCCGGAAGGCGGTCAGAATCAATTGAGCGCACAATTTGGGAGTATTGCGAACGGGATGGGTGTGCGTCCGCAAATCGGAAATAATCCGTCTCTATTGATGGTCGAAGGGTTTTATACTGTAAGCAGTAACCCGAGCGATCAACCGGTTGGTCCAATTACGTTAATCCATTCCAACGAAGTATTAACCGGCCCAAGGGGTGCTCGCTTATGGGACGGTGCTAGTGGATATCCGACAGCGACCGTGACTGCAGAAGTTTCAGCGCTTAAGCTCGCTTTGAACAATGCAGCTGCCTTGATTACCGACGATTCAGGTGGACATCCTGAAGTATTCAGACTTGTCTATAAGAACATCACTTATGGTGATGCTGGGATCACTTTCCCATCTTGATTGTAGATAGATTATAGATATACGACTCATCGAGAGCGAGTGTCTTAGTTTAAATATATCTCAGAGGAGTTGTGCATATGGCTATTATCGGACCGAATGATTTGCCGGTGGTTATTAAACTGAACCCAAACCCAATGAAGGCATATGTTCTTGCTCAACTTGGGCATCCGGCTGTTGCTGTCGAAGTGACGGAAGCTCAGTTCGAAATAGCCTTACGTGTCACTTGCGATTTCATCGCTGGGTACTTTCCGCGTGAGCAGAAACTGGCTCTCTTTTATACGGAACCACTAGTACCAACGTACCCGATGCCAGATGACGCTTATTGGATTCAAGAAGTGCAGTGGGACCCAGTGACGACACGTATCGATGACGTATTCGGTGCCGAGAGCTTCCTGTTTAACATCGGCAATATCTCAGGTGTTCAAAATATCCTCACTGATTATTATCTGTTGCAAGCTTATCGTAGATCTTCACAACAGATTCTTGGAACCATCGGACATTGGGATGTGTTAAACGAGGGTGGTGATGGTCCTGGTAATCAGCTAATCAGATTATACCCCACGCCAAAAGGCGCTTTCCCGGTAACTGTTTTGTATTATCCGACCATTACGCACTTCCGTAGCCCGCAAGCTCGTCTTTTGGCTTCAGAGATGTTGCTTGCCGAGACCAAGATAATGGTCGGTGCTGCTCGCCGCAAGATTGCTGGTATACCGATGCCTGACGGTGGCAGTTTAGCATTAGACGGTGAAGCGTTGGCGGCAGAAGGAAAAGAAGAAAAGGCTGCGATTATAGAAAAGGCTATCCATCTTGGAGAGCCTATGCCAATTTGGAAAGCATAACGAGGTATACTATGAGCCCGTTGAACAAGGTGTGTTTTGCAATTTGCATCATCACAATCGTCATTAGTGCATTGCTTGGCTTGGCTATGATTTGGACAAATATTGATCCTGAGATAACATCAAAGACGTTTCTGACTTTGCTGATTTTCTTTGTTAGTTCGGCTGCGGTCAGTGGTGTCAATGCATTCTTCAAGAGTAAGCAATAATGCAACTGCGACAGCTATCAGAGAATATTACCGGTATGCCGAGACAAGAGGCTTTGGCTAGGGCACGTATATTGATAACAAAGCAGTCTAGTGGGATTTACAGCAGAGGTCAGATAAACGAAATCGCTCATATAATGGTAGATGAAAATCATAATAGAGTCAAACATGCATGTTTCTTATATGGTAAAAGGAACGGTATGATCAGCCAATACGCTATATGTGGATGTAAAGATTGTGCTGAGAAGCCAAAACAAAAGAGACTTGGTGATATATGAAATTGCATATGTTATCAGAGGGCATTGCTGCATCTGAGCTTGGCAATATTGCTATAATCAAGAATTCATTAGCCGACAAATTGATGGCTGCCCTTCGAAATCTTGGGTTTCGCAAGCCGACGATGAAGCCAGCAGAAGAGTCGACCGACGACGCTATCGTCTATATAGAAGCTGGCCAGAACGCCCTAACGCCAGAATCGCAGACGATAATGGTAACTATCGAAGACGATGATCGCGTTAGAATTCAAATCCCGAGTGATATAAGTCAGACAGGGAAGAATAACCTGGCCGGGATTTTAGGTATTGATGATTTCTTTGTAACCGGGTCTTTGGGAGAGGCTATCGCTAGGTTAAAAGATATCAAGAGTAAAGCAGACCAGCTAATCCAGAATAGCAATTTACGCGGATCTCTGTCCGCTGGCCATATAGGTGAAAGCGAGGAGCCGGTCGCCGACTATATGGTTGGGAAATTTAAAATTAATTCAACGAGGCCAGCAAGCTGGGTTAAATCGCATTTAGAAAGTTTTCTCAGTAATAATGTTCAAGACCTCATTGTTTTAGAATTAGAACCATTTGACAAATCCTTTTTACGATCTGGGTGGTTGTCCGATACTGTTGTGACGTGGGCACATCGTGACACAATGAACCCGAAGCAGTTGAAGCAGCATCTCATAACATCGTTCGGCCCAGCAGATGCTTTCGATTTTGCCGCCTCAAGTTTCAAACTACTTGGCATGGCATCTAATGTCGAGGAATTCTTTGGAATATTCGATGCGGATTATGGCCGTGTCGACAGACTAACTGCTAAAATCAACGCTATGGCAGACAGGCTTGAAGAAAGAATGCGTTCTAGTTGAAATATATGGTAGCGAGGTAAGGCTACCATGCGACAAATTTATATAGCTAACAAGCTCGAAGTGGTTGGTGCAGACAGTGTTGCTGTTCCCGGCTGCGAGCCTGAAGCATCATTCACCACTACTAGCCTTTCTTGGATGCACAGATGTAAGAGTGCATATGTGAAATTATCCGTCGCATTGGCTGCAATTCCTGGATCGACAGTTGAATGGCAGTGGAATGCTGGGCAATCTAACGGGTCAACACAAAAATGGTTCGTTCTACCGCCATATTATGTTGAGTGCCCGTGCACTCCTATGCCAGATTATTACGCAATCCTTCGAAGTTTAGCTGACGACGGTGACAGTGGCGAACCGCAACCGCCAGACTGTGCAGTACTAGACCAAGGATGGTGTCCTGCGAAGGATTTCCAACAACAGATGCCACCACCTGTGAAGTGCTATGTTCCAGAGGGAAAAGTTTTTGGCATTGCTCCATCACTTCTGTTTGGGCCATACTACTATGGAAACGATCCACGAGATAGCCCGCTTCCATCAGATGACATTCCTTTGTCTATGTGAATAAGACATGATCCATAGTTTTAGCTCTATTGATGAACAGGGGCCGACCGGCTTACAGGTCGATTTCCGTAGCGATGTTGAGCAGTTTAATCCGCTGTTTCAGGTTCATGATGTAGATGTATCAGATATAGGACTAGCCAAAAAACTTGCAACGGAGATGATTCAAGTAAACGGTGCCATTGTCCGGATTCATACTAGGACGGACAACATGGACCATGATAAGACATTCGACGAAGACGCCGACCCAACATATTGGAACCCGATAACTCTCAAAGGATTCTTCGTCCCGAATCCTATGGAATATGAGTTAACGTTGTGGGGTGTCGATTGTCCAAATAAACAAGAGATCATATTTGCATTAGAACAAGTTGTTGAAGCTGCGCCGAATAGATTATTCCGCCCTGGTGATCTTATAGAGCTACCATTCGATTCACAATCACAACAGAAACCAAAATATTTCATGATTGATAATGCCTCTGAGATAGGCAATTTTAGATATACTTGGCTATATCTAAAATGTGTTACGACTCTGATTGTTGGCGATGTCAACCTCCGCCCAGCACAAGATATCGCCGTTAGTAGCGATGAATATACGGATGAGGTCGATGGATAATGAAAAAGTTCACCGACGCCAGAGAGCTAATTGGCCAAATTGGCCTTGATCTAAATAAACGTGCTGGTATGATAGGTAATGCTTTTCGTGATAATATCCGTAAGGAGCTGATGCACCTTGGGTCAAAAGACACTGTAAGTGTGTCGATAGACCAAACACGTTCTGGGTCTGTTATTTCACTGAAGATTGAAGATTGGGTTGATGAGCTAGAGCGCAATACGATAATAGAAGAGTTCAAAGATTTAATGGATCGCATTGGTGCCACAACATCTGGTTTTTGTGTTGGTCCAGTTCCTGGTACTTTAGTGGCGTTCCTAAATAAAGGTGGCAAATAATGGCTGTCTACGAGTTTACTCCTGATGTTCTTGAGCAGGTGAAGACATCTCGCCCTGTTCCTGGGCCAGAATTAAAGCCGCAGATAGATTTAGTGCCAATAGCTGTCGCACAAAGCAGTGATGTTCAAGGCGGCAGAAGTAAGATATATGGTGAGCCATTAGGGACACAGCCAGAATTCGTCCAAGAATTTCTAATGCCCGGTTTTCATGCGCTAGATGAAGCTATGAAGACATATTGGTCTGGTATTAGAATTCCAACTAAGGACTCCTACCGATTTATGAGGGTTAAGATAGCCGGTGGTGATAAGAGCATACTTATATGGCGTGATCAATTGAAGGATGGTAGAGTTAAGTTTCCAGTTGCTTCTATTAGTAGGTTGAGCCACGAGTTCAATCCACAGAAGTTCAGCTCTCCAGTATTAACTATGGCTCGCAGATATACGAGTAGTCGTATGGATCGAGTTGCACTAATAAGACGCCCTGTTCCGTTTCTGGTTAAGTATACTATGACTGTGTGGGCTTCGTGGAAAAGGGATGCTGATAATGCACTTGAACAAATTCTGACGCGATTTAATCCTCTGGCAGAATTTGTGATGAGCGACCAGCATCTTCAGGGAAGTGTACAGCTGAGATTCGAGGGATCAGCTGATACTAGTGAGAAAGAGGCTGGCTTTGATCAGAAGGCTAAAACGCGATATGAGTTTTCTATGACCGCCGAAGCTTGGCTGCCTCTACCAGAGCTTATAGTGCCCACTGTACTTGGTCATGCCAGTGTAGTTAGAGAATTCGGTACGAACCAATTGCTATCTGTTGGTCGTGGCGATACGACAAGGCTATTTTCTAGCCCGGCATCTGGCGGCTGGAATGTGTAGATACAATATTTAAGATGTAGATAATCTCGTTGCTGTAATCAGCCCCATAAGCAAGGTTAGTTTATGAGACAATCTACCAAGGAACCCAGTTTCGTCGTGCAGATCTATAATTCCAGTCGTCAGATGATACCGATATCTGTCAGACCGCCTGGAGGCGATTTCTTTTTGCACGAACAGACGATCTACCTACGACCAGGTAAGACGGTCAGGCTGCCAAAGAATTTCTTGAACGATTCGCAGATAACCAATCTGACAACGAAGCGTATGATAAGAATTCTGCACGACAGCGAAAAAACCCCAATGCCTCGTTAACTGGTCTTGCCGAATAATATGATGTTCTGTGGGTTGCTATAGATATCGAGCTAAATATACTTTAGGACGACTACTAGCTTTATTGTGCTAGAGGCTGGTAGAGAGAAATTGTGATTTGCTCCGTCGCCCCTGGTTGTCGGCAAATCTATGATAGTTTGGTACTCGACAACGGAGATTAGACAATGCCCACATATTTGAGCCCTGGTGTTTATCCAAGGGAAATAGACCTTAGTGCAGTCACTGGCAATGCCGGACCACTCCGTGCGGCGTTTGTAGGGACTGCCAAAAAAGGTCCTATGAACACTCCTACCTTTGTGACAGGTGCACAACAGGCAATCGACATCTTCGGTGAGCCGTTTGTCGAGAGCTATTTGATGTATGCAGTGCTCGCGTACCTGGAAGAGAGCAATCAGGCATACGTCATCAGAGTTGGCATCGAATGCCAGGATGGCCAACCGGCAGAGCTGGACGACATCTGCATCGACACATCGGGCAACCGACTCAATGGATGGAACCGGATTCCGGTTTTCACTGGAATCGATTACGGCAAGTTGCAATTGAGGGCTGTATCAGCAACATCCCCTGTTGTGTTCCATGACGCCGGTGTCGAGAATATCTCCTTTACTGACGTCAGTGTCTCGATTACTGAGGGGCCGACAGACGCAACGCTGCAGTTTGACGGTGAGACTGATTTGAGCGACGGTTACACCGGATGCTTGGATGACAGTTTCTCCTTGTTCATCACTGGCAGGCCAGATTCAGGATTTGCTATTAGCGGCGCTACGTTCCAACTGTTCCGCAGCCGAGACAGCGCCTTGATGGCGAGCGGTGTATTATCTGAGAAGGTGCCCGGTACCAGCACCAATATCGAAGTCGGCGAAGGACTCGTTTGTAACATCAAGGTCACAAGTGGGCGACTTGACACAAACGACGTATTTTCTTTCACCGCCAAGCCGTACAATCGTGCATTCGAGGTTGAAGTTGAAGGTGCGGGAAATCCGTACATAATGCCGGTTGCATCCTATACGACAGCAACCGACCTTATCGATGCGATCAACTTGCTTGTTGCTGTCGAGGATTACGTCGCGGTTGTCGATACAATCGACGGAGCAGAATATCCTGAACTTCGTACGAAGGTCGCAGGACATCGAATCCAACTCATTGGCTCGTGTGCTTTCGCAAAGGAAGTCGGAACAGACCAGTACGTCTACGATATTCCACGTAGCTTCTTGATTGGGACGGATGCCGAGCCATTCTTCATCAACAGCCAGAGCAACCGAGTCGCCATCGATATCATCCCGGCAGATAGAAGTGCGACGACTAGTATCGCCTTCACGATCCCGGTCGGTACGAATTTGTCTGCTGCAACGATCGCTGCTGCGATTAATGGCAACGGAACCTACGCTGGCGATACGTACTTTACGTCATTTGCTATCACTGCTCCTGGAAGCATCCAGCATGTGGTTATTGTGACGTCAGATACGCATCGATTGGATCAACTCCAATTGAAGGCGAGCTACTCGAACCTCAAGACGCTGATGTTTGCAGAAGAGCTTGGCATCCTTTCGCCATATACAAAGGCTTATCGAGGATTCTACGACAGCCGCGTTTCACTGCCAGCGACCGGAGAGATCACGCCTTCCGTTCCGTTGTCATGTGAGTTGGACCCAAGTGGTCCCGATTGTGCCTTGGATGCCGCGTACTTTCAGAACATCGTCGGTTGGTTTGTGGCGACAAGCGCCGGAACGTGGCTTGATGGCTACACTCTGACGCTATCGTTACAGACGCAGATTGCTGGCAATGCCGCTGCACGGTATCAGTTGGTTGTTACAGACCCCAATGGTGCTGTTGCGGACAACATCCAGAATATCAGCTTCGATAAAACCGATGACAGATATATCGGAAATGTCTTGAATCCTGGTACTTCATATGGTGGTGCTAGCGGCGACGACTATGTGAACTGGGAAGACCGCCCGGCGTTCTTAAACAACGACGAGCTTGATCCGAGCACATACGAAGTAAGACAACCCGCACAGCTTACGAGCCATGCGTTTAGCGGCGGTGCCAATGGTATTCCAGTCGATCCGGCATTTTCGAGCGAACTCGATGCCGCTATCATTGGAAACCCGCAAGATTCGAGCGGCATGTACGGAGTGCAGAACTCCGAAACATACGACATCAACCTGCTTATCATCCCAGGAATGACATCAGGTGCGGTGATCGGTCAAGGGCTGCAGTTATGCGAAAGCCGTGGCGACGTACTTTATTTGGTTGATCCTCCGTTCGGGCTCCGACCGCAACAAGTTGTCGACTGGCATAACGGCATGCTGCTCTCTGATCTGTCACACGCAATCAACAGCAGCTATGGTGCGTTGTACTGGGGCTGGCTTGAGGTTTACGACCAGTTCAGCAAGCAGAATATTTGGGTTCCGCCATCCGGTCATGTTGGCTCGGTTTTTGCTCGAACTTCGAGAGTTGCCGACCAGTGGATGGCACCTGCCGGTATCAACCGTGGTGTTTTACTTACACCTCTTGCGGTTGAATACAACCCGAGTCAAGGCGAGCGTGATTTGTTGTATGGTAGCGGCAATGCCGTTAATCCATTGGTGTCGTTCCCGAAGGATGGTATCGTGGTCTTCGGCCAGAGGACGCTGCAACGTACAGAGACGGCTCTCGACCGTGTTAATGTGCGGATGCTGCTGATCTATCTCAAGAAGAACTTGGTACAGATATTGCGGGCGTTTGTGTTCGAGCCGAATGATTCTACGACTTGGGCACAGGTGCGAACGCTCATCAATCCATTCATGGCCGACATTCAAGCTCGGCGTGGATTGGATGCCTACAACGTGGTATGCGACGAGTCGAACAACACCCCACAACGACGTGACATGAACCAATTATGGGTATCGGTCTTCATTAAGCCGACCCGTGCGATTGAATTCATCGTCCTCAACTTGGTTGTCATGCAATCTTCGGCATCCTTCAGTTCCGAAGAAGTCTTGGCAGCGGGTGGAGTTGTGGTGAGTGGCCGATAGTCATACGATGCGACGGGAGGGCCAGCGAAAGCTGGCCCTCTTCGTATCGAGAATCCTACTACACATCAAACATAAGATATCGGCAATTGATTGTTGCCTTGACGAAGGAGACTAAGATGCCCGGATTCAATATTTGTGGAACTGGTAACGGACCTGCTGCCAACTTGGAAACTCGCCGAAAGCATCGCTGGGTTTTCCGAACACTCGGAGCAGTGAACCCCGCTGCGTTGTTGGTTCTCCAATCGGCATCTCGACCGAATTTCAAGTTCGCAGAACCAGAAATGCACCACGACCAGGAAGTGGCTTACTTCGCCGGTAAGCAGACCTGGGAACCGGTCAGCATGAAATGGTATGACGTCGAGCAGAACCCAGACGTATCGGATACAATCTACCAATGGCTCCACACCGTTGTCGATTTGCCGACAGCCACCGTTTACGCCCCGTCTGCATACAAGCAGCAGGCGACGTTGGAGATGATTGGTGCTTCCGGCAACACCACAGAAACGTGGGTCATGTGTAATGCGTGGCCGAAGGAAGTCAATTGGGGCGATTTGGATTATACAGCGACAGATATCGCTACGTGCGAATGCACGTTGAGATATGACCGGGCCATCAAATCCTAGTTTGTCGTCTTTTGAATAATAGAAGGCCAGCAATTGCTGGCCTTCTTCGTATATATATCATTCATATCAAACCTAAAGTAGTTGTTCGACGATGTTTTCCTCTATACTTGATCGGCGATACAAGTGCCCGGATTCAACATTGGTGAGAAAAATCAAGCACAACAGCCTGGGGCTGCTGTCGAGACAGCACGCCAGCATCGTTGGAAATTCGCCACTCTTGATGCTATTAAGGATATATTACTTTATGCCCATAAGGCAGGCAGACCAAAGATTGAGTTCGATAGAGCACAACTGCACCACGGCCAAGATGTCTTATGGTTCCCTGGTAAGCAGAAATGGCTGCCAATAGATATTAGTTTTTATCATGTCATAACAAATACCGACGCAGCCTTCCAGATTTACAAATGGTGGTCAACTAAGGTCATCAATATTGATAAATCTGTGATTAGTCTGACGAAGCAGACCTGTACGCTTGAAATGTTGAATGGCGAGGGAACTGCGATATATCGTTATACTATGTATGGATGCTGGCCATCCAAGGTGACTCCTGATGAATTAGATTATACTTCATCGAAGATAAGCGAAGTCACTTTTACATTAGAGATGGACAAATCAAAGGAAGAGAACCTACAAGAGAACAAATAATGCCCGGCTTTAATGTTAATGGTGTTGGTGATGGGCGTTCGGCGTCTAACCTAAAGCCGGTTTATAATTATACATGGGAAATCGACAGCTTATTTGAAGATCCAGGCAATACAATGGCATTATTAGCTAAAGATGCTACTATGCCAACTTTCAGCATAAGTAAAGATACCGTAGATGGTTCTTCTCTCGTCTATAAATATGCCGGAATGGTGACTTGGGAAGATGTTAGAGTAACATTCTACGATGTTGTTCTGGCTAGTGATTCTCCTGGTGCCACCACTAATACAAAAGCTTCTAAGATATTAAAAGATTGGCGAGAGCGAGTTTGGGCGCATACTACTGGCCTAAAAGCCCCGACCGAATACAAGAAAGATAGCAAGATAACAACTTATACTCTAGATTGGATAAAAAATGTCACTTGGACTTTACGTGGTAGTTGGCCGAGCATTGTCAAGGAAGGTGATTTGACCTATACAAGTACTGATATTAAAGTTATTGAAGTTACTATATCATATGATTGGGCAGAATCTGACGAGTCTGATTCAAATTAGTGCTAACCGCTCTATGAAGTAGATATAGTTCAGAAGCATACCAATTATCAGATTGCAGAGGTATTTATGCTCGACGATCGTACAGAAGAAACTGCTTCGACTGGCGAAGAAATCAAGAAGCAAGTCGAAGTTAAGCAGCAAGTAAAACCATTCGGCGATTCTCCGGCAGCAGAAATCGCACAGCTGGTCGGCAACGCTGCGTCTGATATTGATATCGTCGATATCATCGCACGGGCGTCTCCAGAACAGCTCATACCATGGGAAGAGACTACATTACCTAGTAAGGGCCTATATTATGGCTGGACTTCTGGTGTAGTCCAGGTTAAGGCTTGGTCAGCCAAAATCGATAAGATTTTGGCGACAGCGAGATTGGCTCAAACCGGGCAGTCTATCGATTACATGTTGAGGGAATGCTGCAGATTCCCTGACGGATTCGATATCCAAGATATGCTCGTCGGCGACCAGATTTACCTTTTGTATTATCTGCGTGGTATTACGCACGGCAATGAGTACGAGTTTGCTACGACCTGTCCGAATCAGCAGTGTCAACAAGTCGCTACTCACTCCATCGACTTGAATGAACTGGTTAATACCATTGTCTGGGCAGATGAATCTCTTGGGTCAGAGCCGTTCAGAATCGACCTGCCATATTTGAGCAAGACAGTTGGTAGAACTGTGTCTGCATCAATCAGATTCCTGCGTGTTCGTGATGCCAGTCAGATTCAACGAGCGAAGAAAGCTCAAAACATAATTGGCGGATCAAACAGGGCTAGAATTAAACCAAGAGATAGAGTGCCTCAGGTTGATCGGAGCCGCGAGGAGATTACATTAGATGATATCGTGACACAGAATATTGAGACTGTGATTGTCGATATCATGGGCAGCACTGATAGATTCAAGATCAAGAGCATCGTTAGCAAGATGCATTCTACCGATCTTGCTGTAATCAGAGAATGGCTGCAGGAGAACACTCCAAGTATCGAAACGATGGTTGAGATGCAATGCGCGAACTGCGGTGAAACGCATCGTGCTATGCTTCCGATCACCGAATCCTTTTTTCGCCCGCAGGTCCCACGAGCAATGTGAAAAAGACTGGAACATGCTGATGGAGCAGCAGTTCATGTTGCGATGCGGGGTGGGTGGGACCGGCGAACTTTCTCTCTTTGAGCAGAATTCCATGACTGCTGAAGAGCGTGCTTGGTGGGCAAATAAACTCGAACGAACGGCTGAAGAGCGTAACCGCAAGGCTGCTGGCTCAACGCCTAACCTACCGCACCAATAATCTATTGGGTCTTCGGCCTAGCAAAGATATTGAAACGAGGTGCAGTATGGCTGTATATCAACGAATTTCTGCCCGGCGTGGCAACACGGTACAACTTGACACACGATTCCTTCGTGGCGGTATCCCCACCGCGCCGTATGCGATACGCAAGGTTGAAATCTACAAGACTCAGATAATCCCATCAAATCTCATCGCTTCATTTATTGTTGTCGATCCATGGGAACCGAATTATCCGTCGCCGGTTGAGTACATCAGAGGGACTACACCAGACGGCCTATGTGGAACTGAGGGCGAGGAAGGAGCAATACTACCTGGAGAATATCGTTTGCTTCTTGATATTCCAGCAGATGCGGCAGTCCCCGATGTCTATTTTGATGTCTGGAGTTATATCCCCACAAACCCATGCGACTTAGTGGATTTTACCGGTGCGTGTATTATTGGTACAGATGGATACAATAGATACCCAGACTTGAATGATCCTGCTTTAAGCGGTTTGATACTGCAAGCGTGCAATAAATTCTGGGTTTATGCTGACGACTGGGATGTACAAGATTCTCTGACGTCTGTTAGACTCGGTTTCGAACCGCTTGATCAGAAGTTTAATCAGCCTGAAGTGAGGCCGCTGGAGATTGGCATTATGCCACTTCCGTTATATGATTATGACTTCAACCTAGTAGCGCCAATCTTACCACAGTTGACCGGAACAATCACCATCCAGACAGAAAACCGCGAGATTTTGGTTGAAGAAGAACCTTTGACTATTGGCTTGCGACAAGGGTCGTATCGTTCGAACCCATACGTATTCAGATATATGGTCGATACAACCAAATTCTTGAAGGGGACATATCAATATAAGATCAACGCTATGCTACCAGACGGTTCGACACGATGCAGCAAGCAGTTTATTTTAACAATATCGTAGAGAACAATGACCATACCGCCGCCATCTACCAAAATCGGATTAACGACTTATATCGAGGTGATTCAGGTCACACCGTTAGTTAGTAAATTCGCTACGAGCAGTGTGATATTAGGTTCCTCTAAATGGCAGAACCCTGGTAATCGATTTGATGTATTGGGCGATGGGTCGGTCGATATTAATGATTATTATGCTATAGTCAATTATATAACTGCGCACGGTTCTGGTACACTACCAAAGAGTAGGGCAACAAACCAGCCTTATGTCGATGTAAGTGGAGATGGTATTGTTGATGGCCGCGACCTAGCTCAGATGCTTGCTTATTTGCAGAATAAGAAGCTTATAGACTCGACATCAACGCCAACATATGATATCAACGATATTAAACTTGAACGCGATTTAGTGGACCCGACTACTGTTGCGACAGCCAAAGATGTTGCAGCCCAGAAGAACATCTTTCCCACTAGTGGATATTTGGTCTTTAAACGCAATCTATCAACTAATGACCTAACAGAAATCACATATGCGACATCTGTAGCAAGTCGAGACAGCTTAGTTTTTGTTAGTAAGCAAGTCATAGTTCCGGTCCATCCTTTTACTCCTGGTTGCTATAACGATTCGTGTGTTTTTAGACTTATCAAAGCCAGAATCTCCGCTAGCGAGATACTACCAATACGATTCAATAAAACTATTAGTGCAACTGGAGTTATTACAGGTACTGGTCTACCGATGCCTGGTATGGACACAAGTGATATGCCAGCTCAACCAGTAGTAGCAGAACAAACTACACCGACTGTGACATATGTAGAGCAGACATCTACAGGTACAGAGACTGGCACAACAACGACAGAGCCGACTACTTCTGTTGAATTAACACCACCTCCTGTTGTTTTACTTGACATATTCCCATCGCCATGTGTCATTATCGGCGAAATAAAACTTGTTTGTCTGTCGACAAATGGCACTGGCAATTCAAGTACGACTACTTGTACTGCTCTAATGACGTCGAATACGACACCGGCACCATATGTGTGTAGTGCAGATAGCGAACGATCTGAAAATCATCCTACACATTTAGGTATGTATGTGTTCAAATCGTATCGTTATGGTGTACAACAGGTCGAGACACATTTAGACCCAACAACATCAGATTTCTATCATTGGATTGGTGGAGATTATGAAATAAACTGGGCGTTGGCTGGTGGAGACGATCCTGCTCGTATGGCCGGTTTTATCGACCCAAGGACAATACCAGGCGCTTACTTGATTTGTTTAGAGGATCAAGGACCTCCTCGTGGTTCTGTGTTTGATGCTTGTGTGTTAGTTCGACCAGCAGCAGGTGGAATGGTCAGCTGCTTACAAAATGGCGAATCAGACCATACTTATCTGCATAAGTTATTCAACCCTGATGGCTCTGTGCTCTTCGACCCATTCGCTCATGGTAATTCATGGACGACATGGGAAGAAGCATCATACTTTTGTCCTGCGTGGAAAGCATTTAACAGAACGGCTCTTGATGAAAATGATATGTGGGCAAGCCAAACTACGGCATTTCCACACTATTTGCAATATGATTTCAATACCGGCGTAGTCATAAATAAGTATGCTATACAAGAGCGAAATTCACCAAATTTTGTTGGATTCCCGAAAGATTTTAGTTTGCAAGGTTCCAATAACGGAACGTCCTGGACTACGCTCGATACGCGCACTAACATCAGCGCACCAGGACCAGCATCTTGGAGCTCGTACTTTTCGTTCAACAACGGTACGGCATATCGTTATTATAGATTAAACATTACAGCCGTTGTTGGTGGTGGCCTCGAAGCCGCAATTTCAGAGCTTAAACTCGTTTGCATTTCAGTTGATGGTGCCGACAACGCAGCAGTAAGTACGTGCACTACTGCAATGGTATCTGATACAGTCCCAACACCAAACGTTGTAAGTGCGACTAGTGAATATTATTCAGAGTACCGATCGACTTATTATTCAGCGTGGAAAGCTTTCAGCGGTACGAATTTAGGAGAATCAGATAGATGGATAAGTGCAACATCCGTCGCCCCGTGGTTCATACAATATGATTTTGGTGCTGGCCATGAGACCGCAATAAACAAATATGCATTGCAAGAACAGAATTACAACGGCACAACTGTTGTAAATGGGTCGATAATAAACGAACAGAATTATAACATTGACGCCGGATTCCCAAGAGACTGGTCTTTACAGGCATCGAATGATGGAACGAACTGGACGACTATCGACTCCAGAACTGGCGTTGAAGCACCAGGGATCAATGCCTGGACTCAGTACTTTACGTTTAGTAATGGAGTAGCATACAGATACTACAGGTTATATATCACGAATATTAATGGCAATCTGCCGATACCAACGACAATCACAGCATCGCCAACCGATTGTGTGGTGACTGCTAGTACTAGTGCTACAGTTCGAAATGTAGTTATCACACAATTCACCGAATCTGAACGCACCACTCCGGTGTTTCAGACAGCAGGACAGTCGCAGACCACTCTTTACTCTAACCAAGATCTGCTTATAACATTCAACGCATATGACCTCGAAAAGGGTGTTTATTCTGCGTCATTATGGGTCGATGGTGTGCGAGTACCAATTATCACAGCTCCGACGACAGATACGAGCGTAGGTGGTGTGAACTTTAGCGTTGAAATTGGCCAGCGTGCGGCAGGCATTCATAGCTATACTATCGTGGCCGTGAACAATGATGGTGTCCAAACGACACCATCATACACTTGTTGGTTTACTGTACTACAAGGCTCGTGATATGACGATAGAGACAAAACAAATAATTCAACAAACGGCATCTGTTGTACAACAATATCCGATTTCGTTTGATAACAGATATATGCTGACGGGGTTTGTAAGTGCAAGCCTAACGCCTGGGACGCCGTTTGTTAATATGTGGGGCAATGTCACAGTAGATAGCTTGCTTGTTACAGACACAAAAGGTATAGTATCGAGAATAGATAGAAGGTTGCAGTCTTTAAACCAGGATAATATCTCAGTCGCATATGATCAAGACACTTTAGACTCTGTTCTAGCATTGCTGCGAATTTGTCGATGGCCGAGTATCGAACACTATCGTGCTTTTCTTGACGACGCAAACACATTTTTCCCGTGTACTGTAGTTAGTCTTGAAACAAATCAATGGGCTTCACAACCGCTTGAGGTCGACCTAGATCATACGATATTCACAACTCAATATGCCCTCTGGAATGTCAGCCAATTAGACTATGCTGGATATGATTTCCCACAAGATGGTGAGGTTTGGAGTGGCGGACTTGTTTTAGGTTCATCTGGGTCAACGATAAACATTGGCAGCTATGTTACACACGATGTACTATTTGGCACAGACGTTACAAGCCCAACGTATATCGAGAAATTAACAGTAAATCTTCCAGTAGCTGGTTATAAATATTTGCGTGCTGCTGGTTACAAGACGCCATTCGTTCGGGCAGATATGCCATATACGCTCGAATGGTTAAATGACAATACAAGCATAGTAGCGACTGAGTTATATTGTAGAGATTTGTGCTGTTCTGGTTGTGATGGTGCTTACTATGGGAGTTTTCCGTCATCAGGCTCAGTAGTAGTCGACGGACACCCAAAGGGAACGCAACGACTGTGGCTAATTAAAGGAAAGAACGCTGCCGGTACGGTCATCTCTCAAATGTGGTTTAGTGCAGTTGCAACTTGCCCGAGAAAACTGACGTACTTCGGTGACTTCATAGAAGATTGCAAGCTGCCGCCGTCGCCTCCTCCACCGCCACCGCCTCCGTCGCCGACACCGTTGCCCCCTCCGCCGTCGCCGTCGACAAGTCCATCTGCTTCGCCATCTCCATCAAGATCGTCTTGGCAGTCTGCTTCGCTGTCTCCGTCTCCATCGCCGTCGCTATTATCTCCATCAACATCTGTTTCGCCTTCTCTATCGTTATCTAGGTCAAGGTTGCCGTTATCGCAATCGCTTTCGCCATCACCATCGACATCCAGGTCGCCATTAGCTTCGCCTTCGATGTCTAGGTCTCCGTCAGTATCGCCGTCATTGTTGTCTCCGTCTCCTTCTCCTTCTCCTTCTCTGTTGTCGCCGTCGTATTCACCATCAGTATCACTTTCCCCTTCTCGTTCATTATCTCCTTCAACGTCGCCGTCGCCATCAATAGAAGTCAGCCATGCATATGGCATTCCTCGTGTTTCAGATAGTGTTGATGGTAAGTTTGTAATTGTTTGGGAAAATCAAGACAATGCATCGTCGCCGGTGGTAATGGCGCAAGTTTTCGGTCCAAATAATGTCGCTATCACAAGCCCATTTGTTGTGCCATCATATGACGATAAAACAAGCCATACTCCTGACGTAGCAATGGCACCAGACGGTACATTTATGGTTGTTTGGCAAGGGCCAGATATTGATTTTTCTACCGGCATTCAGTGTCGCTCATATGACGCAAACGGTAATCCGATTTATAATCCAGTGTCGGGCGATAATGGTCAATTCCGCATTAATGATTTAGCTGATGCATATTATTATAAACCGGCTATAGGCATGCGTTCTGATAAGAGTTTTGTTGTTGTGTGGGCGGAATATTTCAGAATCAGCACAAATAACCCAGGCCGTCGCATTTTTGGGTCACGGCGATATGCTGGCGGTAACCCAATGAGTGGTCAATTTCAAGTATCGCCAAATACAACGGCAACAGGGAATTATAAAACGAATCCCGCTATCGATGTTGCTGATAATGGTGATTTTACTGTTGTATGGGATGACGATAGGACAGTCGGTGGCACAGCATATCAAGTTTACGGTATTAGATTCAACGCTGCACAAAATGTTATCACAGGTGAGTTTAGGGTTTGTGATCTAGGTAGCCGTCTCGGATGGGATGGGCTCATGTCGCCACGGGTATCTGTTGCTCCTGGTGGTAGCTTTGTGGTCGTATGGCATAGATATCCAAACTTTAGTGGCCCAGACTACATTACTCCAAGGCCAGAAGGTGGTATCTCTGTTGTCGCTAAACGATATAATTCAGCCGGTGTAGCACAAGGTGGAGAATTTGTTGTTAATCAAGGATTCTTAACTAGCTATACTACACCTCGTGGAGAAAGCGGTTATCTTTACAACTCATATCCAGATGTCGCATGCGATAAAGACGGTAATTTTATTGTTGTATGGGAGACCACTTGGTCTAGCCTAGAAAAACGCGATGATCCGATAACACAAGATGGTGCACTATGGGGTCGTGAATATAACGCTGCTGGTGCTGCAATAACAAATGAATTCTGTCTTAATAATTATAACTTAGCACATCGTGCTATTGGCACTCAAGCATATCCAGCAGTAACACGAGAGGCTGGTAGTGGTCAATGGGTTTCAGCTTGGCAAGGGCCGCAAGGTATTGCACCATCTGGAGGTCCCGGTGGTATTTGGCGATTGCAGGTGACGGACCCAGGAGATGTTAGACGCCAGCCGATACCATCGATATTCTGGGTATTAAATGCGCCGCTTTCCGGTAATTATCTTCAAGGGTCTAATATCACGGTTTCTTGGTATGCTTCTGGTATACAACCAGGATATACTGTCTGCTTATGTATTACACCGGGAGCCGATTTTACCAATGCGATTTGGATTTCTATAGGTTCTATTGCTGCTACGAATGGATGGGCAAATTGGATATGGAATGGCCGCGATACTAGCGGTAATCTTGTTCCGAAGGGAACTTATTACATTGCCGGTTACGTATGGAATGGTAGCGCTGCTACATATGCTCACGCTACGACGACATTTATAATTAGCTAATTCTACTGTCGTATTTCATATCAAATGCACATACCGATACCGCCAGAGAAAATAACTGCTTGGGTCTATAACAACTTCCCTGAATGCAAGCCAAGGAAGGGAGGAGATGAGCTACGTATCAATAACCCATTCGATGGCGACGAAGGTTTGCACTTCAATATCAGTGTCGTAAAGGCTTATGCACACGACTGGCGCGGTGATTCTGGTTGGGCTGGGATAAACCCAAGTAGCGGAAAGCTGAATCACAGAACATTCTTGAGATTCGTTCAAGAATATCTGACGCACAAACGTGGGAGCTGTTCATTCTCTCAAGCCGTTCAAGATGTTCTGGGAGCGTCTTCTGGTGCTCGTGCGCTGTTTAAATGGCACAGAACACGTCTGATGCCAGAATTCAAAGAAAATGCAGCCCTCGACCTTCCAGATGGCACGGCTGAATTTGGTGAATCACAACCGAAGCTAGTTGCTGGTCTTCTATCTTGGCTGGCAAGTAGGGGTGTCGATAATAGGAAAATCAATAAGTATAAGATCAAGTATAGTGGGTTGAATGTAGTATGGCCGTACTTTGAGTACGACGAGATGGTTTATTGGCAAAGCAGATCTCGCTTAAACAAGAAATTCATGTTTCCGCCAGAAAGCATTGGCGTTACGAAAGGCCAATTCTTTTATGGGTTTGATCAAGTAGAGCCAGCGAGTTTTTTGATAATTGTTGAATCAATCTTCAACTGTCTGACATTGGAAGACCAGACAGTTGCTTCTGGCGGTTCTTCATTGACTGAAACTCAAGCCAAGAAGATACGACTCATAGGACCAAAAGACGGTATTATTCTCGCACCAGACAATGATAAAGCCGGGATTACCAGCATATTCCATAATGCAACACTACTGCAACCGCTCAATTATAGAATCTTCTATGCCTTGCCACCAATTGTTAAATTGCCGAATGGCACAATGAGCAACGACTGGAATGACCTAGTGAAGGTCGCCAGCATAGCAGATATAAGACAAACCTTCGAGAAGAGCGTGAAGCCGTTCAATATACAGCAGAAGCTATACCTAGAGAATAGGTTGAAGAGTATGGGTGAGGTTGTAAGACCCAGACTGCTCGATCCAAACTAGCGTCCAGATGACGCGGCAACTTCAGCCATAATGGACAGTTTAGCTTGCAACTGCCCAATTTTTACATTGCCTTCTTCGGCGCTGCTATATCCATGGCCGAACTTCTCTTGTAATAGGTTGAGAATTAGACCAATCTCTTCGCTTGTTAATGGATTCATTTCTTTACTCTTGGGACAGGCAAAACATTTGCTTTGATTAGTTGGTTCCATTTCGTCCGTTCGTCGTATTTGCCTAGCAAGAACCCTATAGCTAGGTTGCAGATGGCGACAACGGCAATAGCAGATATGACATTGTGTTCACTGTTTCTTACGCAGACCGTCGACGATCCACGTTCCTAGGATTAGAATTGATATTGTTCCGATGAAATCCTTCGCCATTTTGCGAAGGTTAGCTGGTTCTTGATATTCATTCAAGGCAGCATCAAGTTCTCTCGACAGTTTCAGCCAAGCCGGGTCGCCAGCATCTTCCAGCAAGGCAAAAAGATGTTCATAGGCACCCAATTCCTCTGTTAAACGGGCGATTTCTTGGCGGCATGCTACCAATCTCTCTGGAGATAACCCACCATTATCAGCCCTGCCCTGTAGATCTCCCATCCTGGCGGCTGATTTCTGACACGATTGATATTTCTTTCTTAGTTCTTCATACTCCATCGTGCTGCTCCTGGTAGGTTATAGCACGATAGCGAAGATTCTTAAATTGCGGTAGATATAATGTGCTATTTTAGGGGATATTCCGACAGAATGGTCACTTTGGCTTTGGTGAATTGTCTGTATGCCGTCTTCCAGGAACGTAATTTCTTGAACCAACCCATTCTTTCCCTAACTGGTAGCCTTGCTAATGTCGACGCAGCCGCACGTATCATTGGGATTTCAGACTTATCCATCGCAGCATGTTTTAACAGAACAAGCCTTTTGCCGTCATCGTCCAATAGGAGGAATAGTTCTGGTCTTTTCGCGGGGTCAAAATTGATAAAGAGGAGTTTCATGTGGCTAATAAGCGTTTAGTTGATGATAACACTGTCCAAGCTGGCGCAACCCCAGCTGTTGTCGTCAAGCTGAATATACCCAGTGGCAAGGAATGGCCGAACTCCGGTGGTAATTGTCTAGAATACGAATTCACTGCTATGCTTAATGGTGGAGAACAGGTTAGAGCGAAATTCTCTGATCCTCACTTCACTATTTATAGAAATTTTGTCGGGAACGACTACTTTCAATACAGTCGTAACGAGACCGGCAGCCCATTAGAGCTTGAGAGTCTAGTTCGATGGAATACTAATTTGAAAATCGTGAAGCAATCACATGCATTGGTGACGATGGCACCATCAAGCACCAAAAATGCATCTGAAATAGAATTACTCGCTGTCGATTTTCCATCTTATTTACTCGCAGCCGGTGATGCTGGTGGCGGAAGTTATCAGGGAAATGTGTCGTCAGTAATAAAACAAGTCATAAAGAAATATAGCAAAGACAAGTGCAAGGTAAAATTCGACGGCAAGACAAAGGATAGTGAGTTTAATAGATGGTGGCAGCTGAGGATGGACCCTAAGACATTCATTTTGTCGTTGCTCGATTGGTCTACGAGCTTGTCCGACAATAAAACACGCTGGTTCTTATACCCAGACGGCGACACTATCATAATTCAAGAACAAGCCGCCGTTCAGTCACAGAATAGAGCAACATACGAATGGCGTGGATTTGGTGGGACAGCAGACGCTAAGCCTGGCGACATACTAGAATGGGAATTCATAGGCGACAACGCTCTACAACTATTGAATCAACAATTAATCACAAGCGGGATGTCGTCTATATCTGGACAATATTTTGACCAATCATTGTTCAAGCAGAACAAAGATGTTGTTTACGTTGGTGATTCGCAGACAAGCAAGAAATATAAACCAAAAACAGACGGTTCTGGTAGGTTAAGTAATGCAACACCGCTAATGCGGTCATATTCTAAACCAAACGACAAAGCAGATCCGCAAACTGACACAGTTGGTTGGACTGGGATATCATCGATACCAGAATTTTCTGCCGGTGATATGGGATTAAAATATCGCGATTTTATTGATGGTAGAGCTAGAGGAGCTTATCTATCGTCAAGCTCAACACTATTACGCATGAGGGTTCGAGTATTAGGCCATTATATATGGTCGGGTTCTGAAGGTCTTGGCGCTGATACGATTTACATTTCGTTGACATCATCATTACCCGGTGGTCCGCCATATTTCGTCCAAGGCAATTGGATAGTTTATGGGTTTAGCCATATCTATCGTCCTGGTTCGTGGGTAACAGATTTGTACTGTTATAGATTAGACAGAGACGCAACTGCAACAGCTGTTGGCAAGGGAACATAATGGCAGACGACATCAACAGCTATGCTTTGAATTTAGCATTTCAACTCCAAACGGCACCAGCTGTTGCGAGCCTTGGAGATATCTTAAGCTCTATTAACAATATCCAAGATGGTATCCAACGTGTAGCGAATATATTAGCTGCGCCTGTCACCAAATCGTTGACATTCGTGCAAGAACAATTTACAAAAATTGCTGCTTCAAGTGTCGATCTGTCTGCCGCCACAACTAAAATAGATGGCGACCTCGCATCGATGCAGACGCAATTTGATAGAATTGCTCGCACCAATGAGGCGATGTCAAAAACAACAACAAAGCTTGAGACTGATCTTACTGCTATACAGAAACATTACGGCGAAATTGATAAGCTAACTACAAAGACATCCAAAGTAAGCTTGAAATCGTTTTTAGACTTTGACAAGATACGTAAATGGCTACCGCAAGTACTGAAAGACAACAAGCTTATATCTGCTGAAACTATAGCACAGGCGAAGCATCAAGCAGATATAATGGATTCTATCCAAGATATATCTAAAGCGCCGATAGATACACAAGCTGGTGCATATGCAGGAACAAGTCAACATATAGCTAGTATATGGGAATCGATTAATAAAACAGATAGCGATATAGCCGGAAGAGGAAAACAGCATATCACTGCCGGATCGCAGATAGCAGCCGCCTGGAGCACTATCCTCGGACTTGGAAATAAAGCAAACAAACAGAATGAAGAGTGTGCTGAATCGAGCGGGAAAGTTGCCGCATCTTGGGTTAATGTTACTGGTGGAGTCAAGAGTACGATAGTTAATTTCGCCGAAATGATAGTTGGCATCGAAGCAGCCAAAATGTCTTTTGCTGGCTTCGTTGATGAAGAGGTTAAGTTCAGCACGGCGAATTATAGGTTATATGGGCAACAAAGAGAGATAATAGCACAAGTTAATGCTACGACAAATGCATACGGTTTGATGCGTAAGCAAGTACTAGAGGCATATGTCGGTATTGCTGCTTCAGTTCGTACCAATAAAGAAGAGCTAGATAAAATGGTGCGGACGAATGTCGAATTTTCTACTATACTCGGCGTCAACCAAAAAGATCTTGGTGCTTGGCAGCGTTCGATGACTGGTATTGGTGTTGGTGTAAAAGAATCCAGAGCTATATTGTCGCATTATACTAGTGTGATGCGTGAAATGGGCATGACCGCACAGCAATTATCTAAGATACTAGGCGATCAAACCAAGAATGCGGCTATGATGAGCTTCACCTATGGTGTTGAGGGCACAAAACAACTCAACAACTTTACCGTGGCTATTGGAGGACTTGGGAACGCACTTAATATCAATGAAGAGGATGTCAATTCAATAACCACAAACATGCAAAAGTCGTTCGTGGACTATGCGATGCAGCTGGAGGCATATAGCTCGTTATCAGCGGAAGCATTGTCGACAATACCACCAGAATTGCAGGAAGCAGCCAAGGCACAAAGCGGATTATCTAACATAATGGCGCAAGCCGGTGCGATAGTTGGCGATGTGAACCTTGAGACTGGCGAAAATGCAAAGTATGCTGCCAAATCGTTAAATGCTCTCGGACAACAATTTGGCTACACTGGCACCGACATGGTTAATATGTTGAGGATACAGAGATCATCAGCAAAAGACCTTGGAGATGTTTGGACGTCTGCGAACGACAAAATTGCAAAATCGGTAAAAGCTACTGGCGATGCAACGCGGGCCGGTTTGAAGGGCGAAGCGCTAATAGCGTATGACTTCAACCAGGCAACAAATTCTTTGGCTCAGCATTTCAAAATTGCTATGAGCAGTATAGAGACTGCTTGGAGCAAGCTGATGATTGTTTTAGCTCCTGCTATAGATCTACTCATTAAGGCTTTTGGTGTACTTGCGTGGACGTTAGACAAGATAGCTGATATTATCAGCCTCGATTTTGTTTCCTTTTTAGGTCTCGGTAAAGCTGTTGATGATACAACTGGATCTGTTTGGTCGTCAATATTTAGTTGGCAAGGTCTTTGGGATATTTTGAAAGGCGTGGCAGTTGTAGCTGGCGGTCTGGCTGTTACTTGGTGGATTTTAATTCCAGCTATTGGTGCCGCTATCTCATATGTCGCTGCTTTAATCCCAACTCTAGGATTTTTAATTCCTATTCTCGGTTCTCTGGCTACGCTATGGCAAGGCTTGATGGCTATGATATCAGTCCCCAAAATGTGGGCGATAGCTGTCGCCGCAGTCGCCATTGGCGCGGCATTCTTGATGGTAGCTATTGCATTTGAGAAAGTAGCCGCATTAGGATGGGCTGTTATTGCCCCTTTGGCCGCTACTGTTGTTGTTTTGGGTATGCTGACGTTAGTGTTGCCACCATTAACAGCGGCGTTACTTGCGGTCGGCACCATCGGCTGGGTTGGCGTTGCGGCCTTATTGGCGCTCGGAGCTGCCGCGTTGATGACTGCCGGTGCGATGTATATCATTTCGCTAGCGTTTAAAAATGTCGCAAGCGGTCTTGCAGAACTATATGACGTTAGTGGAGGTGCGTGGGGGTTGCTTGGTTTTGGATTAGCACTTGTCGCATTTGGGATCGAGCTTGCTGCAGCCGCAATAACAATAGGTATCGGTGCCACGGCGATGGCTGTAGCGGCTGTACCACTTGGTGTTGCCATGGGACTTTTAAGCGTGGCGATGTACCTGATAAGCGGTAGTGCAATAGAAACTATTGGACTACTTGGAGATGGCAGGTTGGATAGGTTCGGTGCTGCATTACAATCATCAGCTATCGGTATAGCTGCGTTTTTAATAGAAATGGGAACTGGCACCGAATTTTCATATGCAATGGGAAATCTGTCTTCCGGAATAAATAAAATAGACCCGGAACGAACTATTACTGCTAGCGAATCATTATTGACGCTTGGACGTGCATTAGAGGCGGTTTCGAAGTTTAGCTTTGACAATCTTTCTGGTATGGCTGGGTCGATTACAGCGTTTGCCGATTCTATAACTGATGCTTTTGATGCGTTGAAGTCATCGGTAGACAGAGCGGTTTTAGGGATTGTTTCTGGTTTATTTGGTGTGACGCTCGTAATGTGGCAGTTGCAAGGACAAATGACTTATGCATTTTTAGATCTACTGCTTGTCATTCCAATTATCGCCGCTGTTACTGATAGAATAGCTGACGCCATCGAAGCAGGCCAAAGTAAGATCAAGGGGCAAGTAGACGCACTAAAGACGTCATTTACTATTCTTGAAATGTTATCAAGCAAACTCGGTGTTTCGGCTACAACCGAAGAGCCAGACAAGAAAAAAGTCATGGCAGAGACGATATCAACAGTTCAGGTTAAAACAGAGACAGCTGGTAGTGTTGCGAATCGATGGAAGCAAGAGGAAATGCAGCAACGCCAAATCGACATCATGGACACTATTGCCACAGCGGTTCAAAAAATTAGCGGCGGTAATATTGACGATGTTGGAGCCATCAAGACACTGTTGCAGACGTATCTTCCGAAGATGGGAGAATCACCATCTAAACTTAGTACAAGATTAAACAGTTGGCAATAATATGGCAGCGAACTTACTACCAATTGATGTCAGTCTATCATCAGCAGTCCATTTCATAATGGGCGGTAGCACGACGACTACGATTAAATTTCAATTCCCGCCAAAGATTTTGGTTGATAATAGAACTGGTAGCTGGGATGAAGTAGAGTTGCCCGGCGATCAACCTGTATCTATCTACAAAACTTCTGGTGCAAGAAAACTGTCATTAGAATGGACATACGTCATTGGCGCTACAGCCGGATGGGGTGTCGATGTTGTAAGAGAACAGATTACTAATTTGCGTGGATATTATACGAAAAAAGAAGGCAACATACTGGTTGATAATTTTATTGTTAAGTTCTTAATGTGGAAACTTGGTGGCGCAGAAGAGATGACGTTTCGACTTGGCAACATCGATATCGCACACGGCAAAGCATTATATGTGCCTACTGTTAATGGCCGCTATAATGTTTACCAGGCGCATCCGGTTATTACGAACATAAAAGTTGCTATGCAGCCTTGGACTAAAGGTGGTAATCCAGAAAAGACCAATCAGATATTGTCTGGAAAATACAAAGATTCAGATAAAGACGTAATAAGCAAAATCAATGTTGAAAAATTACAAGGAAGCATTTTACCAGGATGGCAGTAATGGCGACTGAGACACAGACTTATTCGAGATTCAGCCAGACCGAACCCATTTTATTTGATGGGTGTGAGACATATGGTAGGTGGAATAACCCATTGAGTTCTGCTATATACGACAGCTTAATTGTAGTTGTGGTTGACGCACGGTATGCTGGTAGGCCAGATATTATTGCAGATGTCTTATATGGTGATTCATCGCTTGATTGGGCCTTGATAGCTGTAAATAATGTTACCGAGACACTAAATTGGCCGAGTGCCGGTAGCACAATAAAAGCCCCGAACCCATCAGTAATGACCGGCGAGCTGTTATGAGTGATAATGCTACAGTAGCTTTAGATAGGTTCCTGAACGTTCGCGAGCGCCCCCTAGATGCTCGTTTTCCTGGCATATATAGAGCATTAGTGGTAGAGACAAACGACCCACTGAATATGCACAGGGTAAGGTTTAAATGCCCTGAAATGCACGATTGGGACCTTAAACCTGAAGAATGTCCGTGGGCCGTATCACAATTCCATCTTGGCGGAAAACGCGCTGGCTCTTGGACATCGCCATGTATCGGCGATTGGGTTTGGATAGACTTCGAGAAGCAACATCCGTACGGTCCTGTTTGGACAGGTTTTTGCACTCCGACAAGGAGAAAATTCTATCCGTATCCGGCAGTCTACGGCGTAACACCACTACCAGTCGATGCTGAAGGAAGTGTAACCAAAGCACCAGAAGACTACAATAAAGCTTATCTGCCTAAAGATTCAAGGCCGATGAGCAATGGCCTTGCTGACCGGTATGGCAATTTGGATTTAAGTAGCTCTATTGGATTCTTTCCAGTTGAGCACAAGCAGCAGCCACCAGGTCCAGATAACGACCCATTACAATCGCAAACTAGCACTGATAGCAGTGGTAATAAGACACCGTACAAACAGACTACGCTGCCGCCTGAGATGAACAATCCAGACGGCAAGTTTATGGTGCGACTAAGCAAGTATGGACATTTATTGCTAATGGGCGACCAAGGATATCATTGGCAGATATCTAGTGATGGATCTAGCAATTCACAGTCCGATGGAGGAGAATTCTATGGCGATGTCGAAAAGGACGAAGCGTGGGAAATAGCACGATGGAAATATCTGCAGAAACTCATCAACGAAGATGCTGCTTCTGGTGCAGATCAACGTAGAATGATGTCGTTGACTAGATATGGCCATAAGTTCGAGATGCGTGATGTTGGTTGGAATAAGACACGTGACGGAGAGTACGGCCAGCCACGTAAGATATCAGATAGCACCAAAGATGAACGATGGGTTAAATGGCGTACAAAAGGCGGTATGCTTTTCCAGATGTCTGATATCGGATTCGACCCAGTTGAAGACGATTTTGTAAAGCGTAAGCTGATCGACGAAACCGGTACGAAGACTGAAAAAGAGAATCAATATTGGAAGGGCGATGCACGTTGGATACGGTGGGTCACTCGATATGGTATTAAATTAGTGCTTGATGATCGAGGCTCTGATACGAAGCATGCCGATACCCAGGAAAACCCACGTGCGCGTGGTGTCTTGATTAAGGGACGCCGAACTCCTGGAGCACAAGGTAAAGAGGTAGAGGGAGACCCAAGAGGATTCTATTGGGAATTCAACGAACGTGACGAATTGAACCAAACCACATGGGGTAGCCCTCTCGGAATTACTGCCCAACTAAATGATAAACTGCAATATTTCATGGTTGGGTCGAAACCATTATACCCAATGCCATGGGAAGGTATCAAGGCTAATGAATTTCTTGAAGATTCATTGGTTGCTGGAGACACTGAATCAACATCGCACCACATGAAGTTAGACTTCCACAATGAATATATAAGATTCAAGACCGCTGGTGGTAATGCACCTGATAATGTACCATGGGGAGATATAGTTAATCCGCCAGCACGCCGAGGAGTTCAACAAGGGTTAGAATGCAGGGATGGTAGTAAAGACGATGACCCGTGGACTGAGCTTGTCGATCTTGATGATCGAGGCTTGTGGTTTTCTGGTAAGGAGAAGCTGACAGTATGCAGAGCGAGACAACAACCGGATGCTGTTAAGATCTGCTGGTGGTTTGATGAAATCAAGCGCGAAATAGTTATCAGGAATGATGAATCTGGTAAGATCCAGATAGTTTGTGCTGGCGATGTCGAAGTAATAGCAGGTCAAGATGCTAAAGTTTATGCCAATAGAAATATTTCTATGCGTAGCAATAGTGCTATCACGTTAATGGGTGGTAGTGGTATGCTTGAAATAGATTCTAATTATATCAAGATAAACAAAGTCTTGCGATGGAAGGGCTATGATACATTTATACCAATTCAACCACCAGACGTCCTTATACCGTCTGATATTCCCCAGCTGCAGCCTACCAATCGTGGTGCCAGATATAATAAGGATCTGGAGTACAACAAAGATATAACGTGATCATAACTTACCCAACAGCATTGTACATCTCAACAATTCCGCAATCGGCGTCGGATGACGGGAACGTCACATATACTATAAGTATGACGTCTCCGCCTAATGGCCCTTTGAATGAGGTGCAACTACCTGCTGCTATTGAATATAGGCAACGGAAGCCGATAAATACTACAAAGCCGGACGGTCAGCGAGTCTACACAGATACATTGTCGAGTGCTTCAGCGATCGGTTCTGCAAAGAAACAATTTGAGGTTGGGCAAGTTCTTGAATTTGGAGTATCAGACGAATCGACACTTCAACCAATGCTGGCTTCTAACCCATTGGAAGTGCGGCATGATACTAATATATTAGACCTATCATCTCTTGGTGTCTCGCAAGCTGATATAATTGCAATAAATAATTCAGCCGACAACCAATTCAACACTTTGAATGCTGAGCTTAATGTTGTCAGGCAAGCTAGAATTGATACCGAGACGGATATTTCTGAAAATCAGAAGAATCAGAACGAAACGAAAAAAGCGATAGCCGCACTTGAACAACTGGTCTCATCAGACCCGTCGCTGCAGCCCGTATTGGATTCACTTAAGAAAAAGTTAGCTGCATTCGTTGTGCAGATGGATGCATTAATTGTTATTGCGAACGAGCAAGCAACTAATGCATCTGACCTAGAAAGCAAGATTTTGGCAGTAGCACAGATGGTGAGATGATGAAGGCAACATACTTCGGATTTAATCCGCCATTTTTGTCGGCTATGCAGACCTCTGCAAATACAAACAAGTCTAATACTGATCCAAATAAGTATCGTGGAATATTGCCGCGACAATCTGATTTGCGATTGGTTAAGAATGATGTATTACAATTATTGCTGACGATCCCAGGCGAACGCGTGCATAGACCATCGTTTGGGACATCTTTGCGATCTACTGTGTTTGAACCTATGACTGATAGGGTGTTATCTGATTTGCGTGCCAATATCTTAGATGCGCTATCTAATAACGAGCCACGACTGATTGATGTCGACGTACAATTGCAAACTGTTCCTGCCGACTTGATGTTGAATGTAACAGTCACAGGTAAGATGAGCTACAGCCCAACGGAGCAGTTCTTACTTAATACGGCGATATCTGCGCCAGGAGCAGCGACATGAGCGAATTAGAAAACACAATGTTTAAACTGCCGTTAACACCTGACGAGTTTAACGTCATGTTACCGCCAGCTAAGCTGCGTCGTATTGATTTTAGTGCATTAGACTTCGATACATCTAGACGTGCGATTATAGAGTATATTCGTACATATTATCCGAACGACTTCAATGACTGGGTTGCACATAGCGGCATTATGATGCTGATTGAGACTCAGGCTAATAATGTAGCGAAATTGAGTCTCCGGTCGGACATGCTTTCAAATGAATCATTTTTACCAACATGTCAAACTGAGACTGCTCTAATTGAGCACTTGGCGTTAATCAACCAGACTATTAAATCACAAACACCGGCAGTAGTTGATATAGAAGTCGCAGTACAGACGGCACTTACAATAAACCTCGATATCACTGCAGGCGCGAGATTTACTATTACTGGTCCAGACGGGCAGCCGTTATATTATGAGTTATTTCGTGCTCCTGGTGATTTCAAGAGTCCATTAACTATACCAGCTGGCAAACGTGGTGTTATAGGATATGGCATTGAAGGACGTTTTGCTGGTCCGACTACATTGTTTAGCCCAGGCGGATCTAATCAGGCATTTTCCATAAAAGTCGCCAACATTCTTCAAGAACCAATAACTGTTGATGTTTATACTGGTAGCTCGTCGTCATCATGGCTAGTTACAACGAATCCTCTTGAAACGTATACAGCAGATGCCGAAGTTGTGAATGTTACGTATTATTCTGATAGAATCGATTTGCTCTTTGGTGACGACATCAATGGCAAAGCACCTCTGGCCGGTCAAGAAATTGTTATTAATTATCGTGTTGGTGGAGGAGTGCGCGGTAGAATTAGCAGTTATGCGATAAATGAATCTAGATCTATAACACCGGCCTATCCAGCAAGTGCTACTGCACCAGTGCAGGTGACATTCAGAAATCTCGTTGCGAGTTCTGGTGGCACTGATAGAGAGACAATGGACCAAGCAAAGAAGCGGGCACCGCGTGACTTTGTGGTAAGAGCATTTGCTTCTGATAGACCTGCGAGCATTACAACTAGTTCTGACTACGCACAAGTTGTTAGCAGTTTTGCTAGTCCAGTATATGGATCTGTCGCAAAGGGTGTAGCTACCATTCGCACCGATTTAAATGCGAATTTGGTTGAGTTATATATACTTGCATATGGTGCAGACGGTCTAGTTACACCGAGCCTTGGATTGAAACAGGCTGTGCAGACATATGTTAGTGGATATAATGTTATGACTGATACTGTCAGTGTGTTAGATGGTGCGATAAAATCGATCACAACCGATATGACTGTTGTTGTTAGTAAGAATGCCGATGCGTCGGTTGTTCGCACGAACGTCAACGCAGCTTTAGATTCGTTCTTTAACGTAAATAATAGAGACCTTGGACAGCCGTTGTACATATCAGACATCATCGAAGTTGTATCGAAAGTAGATGGTGTTTCCTATGTTGATCTATTTAGCCCAGCAAACAATATCCTCCAAACCAATAAACTCGCCGACCCGACTGACACAACTGGTATTGGAATAAATGAAATTATCGTGGAAGGCGATCGCAACGTGAAATTCTTCTATGAGAAATCACGTATCTAATTTATCATGAACATACCAATCGGTCCCGTTCAAGGTAAGTGCTGGGGGACGACGCAGAGCATATTTTGCCTTAATGGTATAGATGTTAATAGGCTCGTATCACTTGCACGCGGTTATTGTTCAGAGCACTGTCACGCTTGCAAATTTTCTAGATTCTTTGTTCTTCGCGGGAAGATGAAGGTCACCATTTTTAGTGGTGAGATTGCAGACGAAATCGTGTTGACGAGTGGTATGTGTACTGACGTACCACCAGGTGTATGGCATAAGTTTGAGGCTCTTGAAGATTCTGACACCATCGAAATCTATTGGGTAGTACTAGATAGTAATGACATTGAAAGACGAACTACCGGTGGAATCTCTACCGACTAAATCGCACGAGTTGACTATAAACGGTAAGAGCATACCGATGTGGTTAATTGTCTTCGACCAAGACCCTACAAAGTCATACTTGTGTGCGTCGAAGAATAAAGTTTTAGCATCAGTAGAGGGAGCGATTCGTGGTACGTATGGTGATGAGTCTGACTTACTGGCCTCGCCCGTTATACGCGAGATAGATAGAACTTGGGGACAATCGTTTATTACTCTGCGATGTCCGCCATCATTAGATCTTTTTATTCATCGATTAGAAATCGATAAACATAATCCTATATGCAGGATACTACTAGAATGCTACGACGCACTGCCATACGACACACTGCGTGCTAAAATAGCAAAATTATTCGTCGAGGAACCAGCTTAAGCTGATACCTCCTCTACTATCTTACGCTTCATATCGCGTAATATGCTTGCTAAGATCGATGCTTGATCGTATATATGGCCGTGACTATAAACAAAAGGTGTTGTGGGGTTCTTGGCGTCGACGACAATAGCGATCGCAACAGGTGCTCCGGCCTCTTTGCAGACTGTGCGGAATTGAGTCATAAAAAAGTCAAATCGCTGTTCAAACTCTACCCGTGCGTCAATTTGTGGTGCTTCCTCCGCAATTGCTTCTTGGGGTTTCTTAACAGCATCTTTCTCTGATTTTGCCATGAGTGTCTTCTTGTATTGGAGTGGTATCAAAAGGCTGACCAAATGACTCAAATACTAGAACCTCCCACAACTGCAATGCGAACGTGGAAATGGTGCCAAGAAGCGTTCGCAGCGCAAGGTGTGAAGTTGACATTCCCAAAGAATACTAATCCACAGAAGACATACCAATGGAGATATGTCACAAAGCTGGCACAGAAGATAGACGAATGGGAACTAGATAAGCCGACAGCAAGAGCATTTATCAATATCGCTGTTGGTTATATGAAAGAGAAGAAGCTACTGCACAAGGGATTATCAGTATTCTTTCAGGGCAATATGGCAGATGTATGCTATGATCGTATGCAAAAGCATACGTCTGCTGCTGATAAGAGAACAGAGCAATTACGCATCGCACACGAGTTTGTTGTTTCTAGGTGTAATAGTAAATCTGCAGTTGCTTTGTTTCTTAATAGAGAATCATTTGGTAAACTGCGTAATATTGTAAGGTGGTATAAGAATGGCGACATCACCGATATATATCTGGCCACATCAACTGCATGCACTGAGGCTCTTGCGAAGCTCGCCATCGTCGCACCAAATGAACGCCTTTTATTGCCGACCGAATCAGAACTGTACTGTCTGGCCATCAATCTTACGAAAGATGGCAATTTCCGAACAAAAGCCAAGATAATATTAGATAATGACTGGAGAGTAACACTGTGACAGCGACAACCATTGTCAAACCAACAGCAAAAGCATACAAGAATCCCGTCTCTAAGAATGGCCGCAAGACTGTTAAAGACGATCTGCCGTTCAAGCTTGATCCAGACTTTTTAGCCAAATTCGCTGGTAAGAAGCCAAATTTCGGGTATAATGGTCTCGGCGAGTTTGTTTTTTATCGCACTTATTCGCGCTTGAAGGACGACGGCACAAAAGAGACGTTCGCCGACACGCTCCAACGGGTTGTCGAAGGCTGCTATGAAATCCAGCGAGTGTGGTGCAGTACTGGTAAGAAGAGCGATGACGATAAAAAGAAAGAAGACGATGACGATAAGAAGAACATAGCTTTTGGCGGTATGGCGTTGCCATGGACGAGGGCAAAAGCACAGAAGTCGGCTCAAGAGATGTTCCAACGCATGTGGGATTTTAAATTCCTCCCACCAGGACGTGGTTTATGGGTGATGGGCACTCCACATATGTGGAGGACTGGATCTGCTGCTCTAAACAACTGTGGTTTTTGCAGCACGCAGGATATCGAAGAAGATCCGGCATGGCCATTTTGTTTTGTTATGGATATGTCAATGCTTGGTGTGGGTGTTGGTTTCGATACGCGTGGTGCGAATAAAATCACAGTTGCTAAGCCACACGACGCAGAGACTCAGTGGGATATCGAGGATTCGCGTGAGGGTTGGGTCGATTCACTACGAGTGTTGATCGAATCATTCACGAATCGCCCAGAACTTGGGGTAATCAAATACAATTATTCTTTTGTTCGACCCGCTGGATCTGAAATCAAAGGGTTTGGCGGTAAGGCTAGTGGACCGGGCACACTGCAAGACCTGCATAAAATGGTCATCAAGCATTTTCACAATATCCTCAGGCGTAAAAGCCAGCTGCTCACTAGCGTTGATATTGTTGATATTATGAATTTCATTGGTAGATGTGTTGTCGCTGGTAATGTGCGAAGATCGAGCGAAATAGCACTTGGCGACCCTGCCGATTGGGATTATATGACGATGAAGGATAAAACTCTCTATAGTGAGCAGCTAAATTCTCATCGTTGGGCTTCAAACAATTCAATTTTCGCTACGGTTGGTATGGATTATCATAACGTAGCGAAACAAATCGCTGACAATGGAGAGCCGGGATGCTTATGGCTCGATAATGTGCAGAATTATGGCCGGATGATTGACGGTAGGCAAGAAGGGATCGATAAACGCGCACTGGGTACAAATCCTTGTGGTGAGCAATCGCTTGAGGACGCTGAGCTTTGCTGCTTATGTGAAACTTTCCCGGCTCATCACGAAGATGTAGAAGACTATCATCGAACACTGAAATTCGCTTATCTGTACGCTAAGACGGTTACATTATTGCCAACGCATTGCAAGAAAACAAATGCAGTGCTACTGCGCAATAGACGTATTGGATTATCGCAAAGCGGTATCATTCAAGCATTCGCCAAATTTGGTCGCCGTAAGGTGCTTAATGATTTCTGCGGTAAAGGATATGAAGTTATCTGCAAGTGGGACGAGATCTACTCAGAATGGCTATGTGTAAGCAAATCACTCAAACGCACAAGCGTAAAACCAAGTGGTTCGGTATCACTATTGGCCGGCGCTACTGCTGGTATCCACTTTACAATCGCACCGACGCGATCGTATTGGCGTAATGTTCGTGTTTCCAGTGAGAGTGCATTGTTAAAAGCAGTCATTGAAGCCGGTTATCATGTTGAAAAGTGCATTACCGACGACAAGACTAGCATTGTGCGTTTTGGTGTATCGGAGCTAGATATACCATCGGTGTGCGAAATTTCTATTTGGCAGCAGATGAAAAATGCTGTTGATATGCAACGATATTGGGCTGACAATCAGATATCGTGCACGATACAGTTCAGGCCAGAAGAAGCTAAGGATTTACCATACGTCTTAGAAGAGTTCGACGACGAACTCAAGGGTATTAGTTTCCTGCCTTATCTCGACCATGGTTTTCCGCAATCGCCATATCAACCAGCGACACCAGCAGAAGTTGCAGCATATAATGCGAAGCTAAAGCCGCTCAACTTCGACAAATATTTCATGGATGACGCCATCGGGACGAAATTCTGCGATGGCGACGTCTGCCAGATCTAATGACCGCTGAAGACAAAGAATTATTAATTGATTTGATAATCTGGTATAGAGACGAATATCACCAGATAGATTGTAACCATAGTGAGCTAATCGAGCAAATCAGAGCAACTGACGACGACAAGTTATTACATATATATGAGATGATTGTAGATGGCTGGTTTGATTATTGAAACAACTTTTTCTGCCCCGGCAAGTCTTTAGTCTTTTTCGGTTTTGGTCGATGAAACCTCGATTTGAGAAATTTCTCACCATCGACACTACAATCATTGAAAATAACTTTTGAGGCGTAACCAGCTGCGACAGCTGCCTTAAATCTCTTCCTTGAGTGACCATAGAGATATTTATTGCATAGGAAATAAATATCGAATACTCTAGCACTACCCTTCTGATTTACTCTAGCCGCTCTAGCTATTCGCTGTTTGAATTCTGATGCCAATTTGCCACCAGTAGCCAATATTAAATTCTCGCAGCCGCCTTTTAAATCTAGCCCACGTCTGACGTTCTTGCCGCCGATTAAGACTTTTAATTTACGTGATTCGAAATCCCGTAGTATTTCTGGTCTTCTTTTTCTCGACGTCTTGCCATGGATGAACTCGGAGTCTGGTATTAGACTCTGAAGGGCATATCCAAGGTCATCGCGCTCGACCAATATTAATGTGCCTTCGTCTGTGAATCTTTTACATAGTGCTGCGATGAAACGATGAAATTCTTCATTGTGAACTATCATCTCATCGATCGCTATATCAAAAGCAGACGCATCATCTTTGTTGCCTTTTTCACCGAAAGCTAGCGCATAGTATGATATGGGAACAGTCAGGCCGGTCTTTTCAACAGCTTCTCTGTTTTGGACGTAGATTACCGACCCCATATGCTCCTGTAGGACCAAATTCTCAACAGGCTTATCTTCATCATATGGAGTTCCGGTCATACCATATCGACGGCGACCGTTGAACCAGAATCTAAATAAATGCTTGTATGTGGTAGATGTGGCCAAATCGCACTCGTCGACCAATAACATCTCGCATGTTCCGATCAGTTTATGCAATGCCTCTGCTTTCTTGCATCTGCTGCGGAATCCTTTGAGTTTAACTTCGTAATTCTTGTAAGCTTTCTCGAATTTCTTTTGGGCTGTTCCGGATTTACTGTCTTTGAAATTCTCAAGCAGCGGCTTTTCTGGACGTTGTTTCGGTTTAACCAACGATTGGATTGACCCGATAATAATTAGCTGGCCCGATGGCATCTTCCCTGCATAAAATAATCCTGGTTCTTGGCATACGTCTCGCAACTTTAGCCGCTGTTTAAGTTGCTCTATGACTTGAATTTGCTCTGCGATAATAACCGTTGGGCATGGTAGAGCTTTGCAAATCCCGGCTATCAACTCGCCCTTACCGCCGCCCATCGACACATTAATAATCCCTACTTCCGTTTTGTATATCGTCTTTATAGCGTCTATCTGGAATGGTTTTAGTTTGATACCAGGTAAGAAATCTTCGTTGATGAGGGATTGGTCGATTGGCTTGTACTTTGTTTTTGGCCGTCTGTCGGCAACAGCCAATTGCAAGTTTTTCTCTTTACACAGTGCACGAAGCTCACCGAGAAATGGCCTAGCTAATGTCTGATTCGATCTGTTGTATTTGCGATATATGCCATCCCAACTTGAACCGCCAGATACATCAATGAATCTCGCGCTCGGGCGTGATGCACTAAATCTGGCATCAATTATTTCCTCTTCCCACGCAGTTAAGTTAGATAACTGGATAGTCTTATTAGTAATTATTGTTGCAATCATGGTCCGTCTTTGAGATCTGCATATTTGAATACACTCCTTAAAATACTTTAACACTCCAAGAAGTAAATAATTTTTGGAGGACCCTGTTATGTTGATTGAAGATGATCTAGATGCTGCCGATTTAGATGAGTTGACAGAATTCCAGTCGGATGACGTAGAGGAAGTATTACCCGACGATCCTGGGTTACTGTCAAAGAAGCATTATTTCATCAACGAAATTGTTGAAGATAAGCTACGGCGCTATATTTGGACGAATTGTACAGATGTAGCGATACGAGATTCGATAATGACACATGCTCCGGAGCTTATTAAACAGATCATCAGGAAACAGAATCTCCATATGATCTATCCAGGGCAAGAAGAATCTGCTTTTGGAGATTTAGTTCAGACAGCTTGGGTGCAGGTCGAACGTACATTATATAAATTCAGAGCTAAGCCGCATTGCAGAAACTGCTATAACCCAGATAGGCCAATTAGCTCGGCGCTATACATCCCAGCCGAGTCAGAATATAGTATTATTACATTCGACCAGCTATTCGACCCAAAATATTGTCCTCCAGGTAGTAAGAAGCTCGTTATTGGCCGCAGTGGTAGGAATCCTCCAAAGTGTCCATATTGTGGAATTGCCTTAAGTTCGCATCCAGACGTAGAACCGAAGCAAGGAACATTCGGTGGGTCAGTGACAGTTTTATTTAGGGGTAACTCTAAAGTCTTTAATATGTGGAGCCAGGTAAGCCGAACAGTCATTCTGGCTTTTGTGAAGAAAGAAGGCCGTGACAGGAAGAATGCTTCAGCATACAAGGACCACCTCTGTAGTACTAATAGAGTTGACGAGGATCGTCTAAAGAGATTCTTCACGGAGGCGTCTCAAATATGCAAACATAATAAGGATCATATGCGATGCATAGATGCATTGTGTTATGTGATCAAGACTGACGACAAACCATATGATGGTTTAATCGGGAAACTTGTAGAACACTCCGGATTGTCACGTGTTCAAGTCAACGGCTTCATTAGAATGTTACGTCTTCGCTCTCATGAATTCACAGACTCGCCTTTGAGTAATGAGAGCGAACATGATAAACAGTTGAAGAAGCAGTTCCTTTGCCAGGATGAGGAATAATATGCCAAACTTCGCATCACCATTTTCGGAGCCTCTGAATGGTAGGAAATTAACTACTGAGGAACTTGTCAGGGCAATTCGATTTGTTATAGCTGCTGAATATGAGGCAGCTCAGATGTATATGCAAATTGTTGAAGCGACAGACAACGAACTCGTTAAGAAAGTGTTGACGAGTGTTACTGACGAAGAGCGTGTGCATGCTGGTGAATTTTTGAAAGTCTTACACGAACTCGCTCCAGATGAAGCGGAACACTATAAAGAGGGAGAAAAGGAAGTCAAGAAAGAAATCAAAAAGGACGAAACGCCAGATGAGTCAGAAGAATCGGTTAGCGAGTCGACCAAGCATATACTGCGTCTGATTGATGAGAAGACAATTACAGCCGATGATTTCGACAGATTTATAGCTGAGACAAGCCCGACCAGTATAGCTAAGAGAGTCCAGCGGCAGATGAAGCATGATAAGATTGGGCCACAATTATCAAGCCTTGGTCGGCAAGTTGATGACAAGACAGATCATGAGCCTGCTGACCATAATGATCCTACTACCACATTACGCGGTAAAAGTGCCTTGCGAAAACAGATTAAACGCAATAAGGCACATCCAGAACAATTCCGAGAAGCTATCGAGTTTATCGAATCGAATCATGGTAAATCGCTCGAAGAGTGTCAAGCTAAGTTGGCGGATATAACAGATCCAGTAGCGTTAAAGAGGCTTGCAGCAGTGCTCGCGAAGAGGCCGGGCGTGAATAAAGAATGGCAAGATTGGTTTGTCGGTCTTGATAATATTATCTGAGCACTAGGAAATAGTTCAAATGGATGAAGAATCTGTCCATGGCATGGACGAAGAGTTACAATCGCTATTAGCTGATTTAGAGCAGCCAGACCCAATCGCAGACGCAACTGTCGACGCAAATAGCGAAGATGTGGTTGCAGAGCCAATATCTGGTCTAACTGTTCCAGAGCCGGAGCTGAGCGATAATACCACAGATATGGCTGCGGCAGAACCAACCGATCTACCATTATCGTCTGATGCTGCTCCTGCCAATACCGAGATTCGTGCGGTCGTTGATAAATTCGATCACGATTATGGCGAAGTCCAAGCCAATCTCAAAAGCGACCGCAAAAAGATCGATACTGTAATTGATATCCTGTTGGCTCGTGTTAGGGCGAACGCAGACGCCGAGACAGATACGATGTCGCTTGTAAAGGCGCTTGGAGTTTTAGCTGATACAAATGGACACGCTGTAAAGCTGCTTGACTCACGTTCGAAACTGCTTGCTGCCACAAAGAGCGTTACTAACGCTAATCAGACTAATATTAATATCACCGGTGTTGACGCAGAGCTACAGAGAATATTAGACCAACCATCAGATCCGTTAATGGAAGACAATGGCTAAATTCCTGTCGCATATATCACCGACCCAAGCCGAAGTAATACGCCGATGTCAGCAGTCGACAATATTCTTTCTTCGGAATTTCGGTAAGACCAAGCATCCATCTGCTGGTGTTTTGCCGTTAAATCCGTTCAGTTATCAGGTGAAGGCACTAAATGCTTTTAGGAAGCATAGATATAATATATTTAAGAAGTCACGGCAAACCGGTGCTAGCAAAATAGCTGGTGCTTTTGCGTTGTGGTTTGCTATGTTCTTCTCCAATAAGACTGTTTTGATAGTATCACGTACTGACGAAGATGCCATTAACTTTCTCCGTGAGAACATTCTTTTCCTTTTTCGGCATCTCCCACAATGGATGCAAGATGCATGGAAGCCTGTCAAGGAAAATGAGCACGAGATACAATTCCCAAATGGTTCACGAATAAGGTCACTGACATCTCACCCAGATGTGTTGCGGTCTAATGCGTCTTCATTGAATATTATTGACGAAGCTGCGTTCATTAGAGACATGGGTGTGATGTGGGCAGCCGGTCAGCCGACTTTGATCCACGGCGGTAGCGTTATTGTCGTTTCAACGACATGCGGCGTCGGTGGTTGGTATTGGAGCACTTGGACCGATGCTGTTGCCGGATTTAACAACTTCAATCCCATTCAGATTGACTGGTGGGATATGGATTGGGAAATCCGGTATCGCGATGCGATGACCGGTGATCTTAAAATCATCGCACCTACGGCTGGATTACGCGATTGTGTGACGCCAGAAGAAATAGAGAAATATGGGCAGAAATGGTCGCCATGGCTAGAAGACCAATATCGTGAATTACAAGAACGCGGCGAGACCTGGAAGTTCAGGCAAGAAATCCTAGCTGAATTTGTCGGCTCTGGTAGTACTGTCATTGATATGAAAGTCTTGGCATATCTGCAGACTATAATAAATGATGAATTCAAGCGCGTTAAGGGGCCACAGACATATATTCATCCTGTAAAAAATCAACATCTTAAAATCAACTTCAATGGCGGTAATAAACGGGAGCTTGATAAAGATGAAGGTTTGTGGGTATGGAGAAAGCCCAACCCAGGCAGACGGCCTGTTTACGATGGTAGGCGTCTCATAGACCCAGGCGAGCAGCCACACCGTTATTCTATTGGTGTTGATATTGCGACAGGTAAGGGCCGCGACTATTTTGGACTGCAAGTTCTTGATATTGATGCACAAGAGCAAGTCGCGGAGATGATGATACGGTGTTATCCAAAAGATTTCAAGCTATTAGCTGATTATATCGGTCGATGGTATAACAACGCACTAATGGTAATCGAGCGTAATAATGGTGGTGATGCGTTCATAGATGATATGCGTTATGATCTGATGTATCCGAACTTGTGGCGGAAGAAAGATATCAACGATAAACCAAGCCAGACGGCAAGAAAAAACTCTATCAAATTAGCTGAGTACGGTTTTTATACCGGACAAGCTTCAAAACCAACATTAAATAAGGCGTTGGTTGATTACTTGCATCCCGAAGGTGGCTACAAGGTATATAGCCGCCGATTATTAAAACAACTACAAATCTACGTTCGCAAAAAAGACAGAACTGGACGTGATACCGATAAGACTGAGGCCGAAGAAGGACCTGGTAATCATGACGATTTAGTCATGAGCCTTGGTCTTGCCTGCATTGGTATTAATGATGCAGCAACGCAAATTGGCGGGGGTTTGCTTCCGTTTCAGGAATCTATGCAGGCCGATCTTGGCATATCTGATAACTATGATCCAAGTAATGTTGATGCATCTGTTTTAGCACCGATGGGGGGATTTGTTCATATCACTCCAGATGCTAGTATAGCTGGCGAGATTATGAAGTTTGCTGAGCAGCTTGGTGCTATACCAGTTAGTGCTCAAAATATGCCACCGATATCAAATAAGAAGCATACTTTGAAGATCTGATATGTCGCCTTAAAGATATTTCAGGTGACATCATGGAACAATGCTCATTTAGTCTGCCGTCATATATTGCAAATAACAGTACAGAAACCATGAATTGGGGTCTGGCTTGTGAAGGCATTCCGAATATATGGAAAATCACTAAAGGACGGAACATCAAGGTTGCTATCCTTGATACCGGCATAGCACAACGCCATCAAGACCTAGCCGATTCTATAGCTGGCGCTTCTGATTTTACAGGCAGCGGCGGAGTAGAAGACAAGCTTGGACATGGGACATTTTGTGCTGGTGTTGTTGGCGCACGGCAGAACAATTTTGGTGTTGTTGGAGTTGCTCCAGAATGTCAATTATTAATTGGCAAAGTAGTAGCCAATAATGGTGCTTGTTACGATCAAGCTGTCATAAATGGTGTCAACTGGGCTATTACGCAAGGTGCAGATATAATCTCGATGAGCATAGGTACGCCAGTATCTAGTGTTCTGCTACATAATACTATTATTGCGGCATCGCAGAAAGCGTGTATTGTTTGCGCCGCTGGCAACAATGGATTAGTATTAGACGCGATTAATTATCCAGCGCGATATCCTGAAACAATCGGTGTCGGTGCGATAGATCGCAACAAGCGTCTAGCTGGTTATTCTTCGCGTGGAGATCGTGTTGATATTGTAGCGCCTGGTGATAAGATTGTCTCGTGCTGGCCACCAAATGGTATGGCGATGTTGAGTGGTACTAGTATGGCATGTCCTTTTGTTGCTGGTATTGTTGCACTTATGGCTGCTGATCGTAAGAATGATGGTAGAGCTCCGCTTACAAAGGATCAAATAGTTTGCTTATTGTCTGAAGCATCAATTAGCATCGGACAAATAGGTAGTGGTCACGGTCTTATTGACCCTGCAGCATTACTTCGTGAATCTGAAGAACACTACCCAAAATAGCTTGGCTGAAGTAGATACACTATAGTCGGCTTACCTGGCCTGCCGAGAAATATATCCGTATGAAAAGATACGACAGTGAAAACTTGTGCTCTCAATATAGGTTAGGGTAACTATGCCTGCTAACTGGTTAGTTTGGGATCGGATCAGAGAATTTACCCGTTCTAACCGTATCTATCAGCAGGAACGCATACTGCAGGACCAATCCTCAATAGACAAACTTGCTGTCGGTGGGGATTTCCTAGACTTTTCCAGCCAGAATGCTATTTTACAGCAGACCAATCTTCAAATTAATCGACTGGAGAGATATAAAGACTATGAGCAGATGGACCAAACTGGTGAAATATCGCTTGCATTGGATCTTTATTCTGATGAATGCAGTCTTATCGACCCAGAATACAAGCATGGGTTGATCATCAGAGCCGCTAATCGGAGAATAAAAGAAGAGTTAGAGGAATTATTCTTCGATACGCTACTTATCGATCGATGGTTACGCCCTGCTGCAAGATATCTATGTAAGTTCGGTGATGCTGCGTTTGAAGTTGTTACTGATCGAAACCGCACAGGCATCTCGTCATTGCGGTTCATGAACATTTACAACTTCACACGCATCGAGACAAGATTCGGTGACCTAGTGGGGTTCTTTTATCAAGACGATATGTATCCAGAACCGATGTTCATGCACCCGTGGTCTTGCATGCATATGCGTCTGACGAACTTCGAATCGGTCTACGCACCATATGGTCGAGCTGTGATAGATGGTTCTCGTAAACCATTTAAACAATTGAGGCTAATGGAAGATGCTTCTCTCATCTATCGAATCACGAGAGGTCCAGAAAAACGCAAATACAAAATTCCGGTAGGAATGATTCCTCCTAAAGAGATTCCGGAATATTTAGCAAGTATCGCAAGACTTTTCAAACGGCAGCGATTCTACAATCCTACAACCGGCACATTCGACGAGAGATTTTCGCCGATTGTTCAAGAAGACGATTTCTTCTTGCCGATGCGTCCAGACGGCTCAGGACCTGATATTGAGGTTCTCCCTGGTGGCGAGAACATGGATAAGATATCAGATATCGAATACTTCAAGAAGAAAATGATTTCTCCCTTGAAGATTCCTTTTGCCAGGGTGGGTATTGGCGAAGGGGCTGGAGAGCCGAATGAGAAATCGTTAGCTCAATCGGATGCAGAATTTGCTAAAGCCGTCCAATGGATTCAATCGGAAATAGCTTTAAGCCTACAGAAGATAGGAATCATCCATTTAGCACTGCGTGGGTATACGGTTCAAGATATCAAGGGATTTAGTTTATCACTTGCTTCAAGTTCTGCGCTCGACGACCTTTACAGAATGGAAACGTGGGCAACTAGAGTTAGCGTCATGGCTGACTTGAAGGAAATTGGATGGTTCCCGAAGACATGGATAGTCACTAGATTTACTGATCTATCTCCTGATGAAATTCAGGAGATGGAAGAATTGGCTGAAGAGGAATCTGAAGGTAGTGGTGAAGGCGAAGAAGGCGGAGGTGGGGGAGGCGGGATTGGAGCTGGTGGACTAGATGATATGGGTGGAGAGGGCGACGATTTCGATATGGATGTCGATGTCGAGACTGGTGGAGCTGGAGCTGAAGAGGGCAGTGCCGAGGAAGGTGGAGAAGAAGAGGAAGGCGAAGAGGAATTCGAGATTGAAGGCAGAAAGATCGAACGTAAGGTGATTCTAGAGATACGCAAAGACGCCAGACGTAAAAAGCGGTACAGCAATTTGGTTAAAGTATCTCAGCGAGCCAAAAGGGCTTCTAACCCATTCCAATTCCTTTTGGAATCGAAAGAGCTTGATGGGCTTACAAGAACTGCACCTAAAAACGACGATGTGTTGACTGAAGACGTAAACAGTAGTGAGGGTTTGTTAGTTGAGTGGTCTGTGCCTGAGAAAGATCGCCTCGAAGCGATAGCTGAAATCAAGAATGTTCTCAGGGGTCAACCAGTGTCAGTAGCTACTGAAAGTGATACTGACATTAGCCAAGATGACCTACCCACTTAAAAGCAAACATTATTATATAAGCCAATTGAACTCTCCGGGTGTCGGAGCTGTTTGCAATCAATAGGGAGTTACTACATGGCCACTAAAGCCGATTGTCTTGTGTTGGATAGCAGGAAGTTTCTTGGGACTATCAACAATTCTGCCCAAAGCAAAGTGGCTATGTTCGAATCATTAGTCACCAAGCTCGGACAGCGTGTTGGAGCCCAATGGCGTCTTGCAGCTCTCAATGAGGGCAACCTGTTCATCGAAGACACCAACAATGGTGGCTACTACGTCGCTGACCATCAGCATTTGCGTGGCGGCAAGGTGAACATCACCAACGTCCGTCCAGTCAAGATTGTAGAAGGTCAAAAGCAGTCATTGTTTGAGCAAGACTGCCACGGTTTGGTCAATGCCATCGAAGCAAACGACCAACGGGCGATGCGGACCACATTCAACAACCTCGCCGCACACAAATTTTCACCGCATACCATTCCGTCATCTGGTGTTATTCGTACACGCGACGGCGTTGTGCGTCGGCTCCAGGTTGAATCGAGCTTGAAGGGCTGGGATAACACACAGAAGCAGAAGCTGGTAAAGGCGCTGGTTGAGAGCCTTTCTGATTCTGTCGTACTTGAAAACGGCAGAGTTATCAGTGCCAGCTTCAACAGCGAACGTCGCCAGAAGCTGCCGGTGAGTGAATGGACATGCCGGAAAGTTGTCGGCACCCAGATGCGTGAGTCGGCCAAACAAGCCTACAAATCTGACGGATTCCAGAAGCGGGTCTACAAGATTGCTCAATTGGTCGATGGCGACAAAATCGTTGAAGCGGTCGCCGGTATTAAGGACTTCTTAGCAGAACAGCAAGAATTCTGCCTGCTGACACGTCAAGAATGCCATACGCTTGTTGAGAACACCCTAGCGGCCAGGGCAGTCATGAACCAACAGCTATGCAACGATGTAGCTACGCTGTTCTACCGCACAAACTTGAAGGTCAACCACGATTCCATCGTCAAGGAATGGCGTGCGACAGCCGTGAAGTCGCAACACCCGACGCTTTTGGAGAATGTGACAGTTCTCGAAAAGTCGAAGGACTTTGACGGCGATTACGACAAATTCTTGAATATGACCTTCAACGAAGCTCTTTCTCCTCGTGATGAGGAAGTGAAGGCATATCGCACAGCGTTGGGGCTACTGCGTGACAGCCCCAAGATTCAAGAAGACGTCGAGCTTCAAGAGAAGGTCAATGAACTCATTGACAAACTCTCTGAATCGGAAGTCGACGACGCTACAGTTTATCTTGTTCGCGAGACGTTGGCTTCAGCTCACAAAGAGCTTGAAGCCATGGACACGTTGAACGATTACGACACACAAGGTGGCCCAGAAACCAATGCTGGTATCGATGCAGGCGAAGAGCTTGGCAGCGAAATCGGTGGTGATCTTGGCGCTGCCGGTGGTGCTGGCCAGCCGAATATTGTCATCAATTCGCCGTTGATTCAAATTGGTGGTACATCTGGTGCCCCAGAGGGTGGAGAAGTTGAAGACCTTGGTGCTGATCTCGGCGATGAGGGTCTCGGCGATGAGGGTCTCGGTGACGAGGAAGGTGGTGAGGAAGAGCTCGACGCTCTCGGTCTCGGTGACGAGGAAGAGGAAGGCGAGGAAGATCTCGACGACCTTGGGCTTGGTGACGAGGAAGAAGACGAGCTTGGTGGTCTCAACCTCGATAGCAAGCAAAAGACCGAGACACCAGTTTCTGAGCGTGTAGCGCGTAAGGCTCTTGGAATGGCTGAAGACAAAGATTGGCTCAAGAATAAAATTGCCGAGAGAGAAGGCAAGAAGGACGACGGAGCCAAGGGCGACGGAGCCAAGGGCGATGACAAAGACAAGGGCGAAGAGGTCGACGAATGTGAGATGGAATGCGACGAAGACGCCGACCCATATGCGATGGGCGAATCGGTCGATTTCACATCGAACATGGGAATCGATTATGGTCGATCTATTCTCCGCGACGAGATGAACGATGTAGTTTCTAGCATGTTCAAACTCGCTGAATCCAAGAATGTCGATCTTGAAGATATCGATGCTCACAAGCTAGCCTTGGAAGCTATTACGGCTTCCGGTCTGCGGATTCCGGAACATCGCATCAACGCCACTGTCGACAATATCGTTGACCAGTTCAGACAGATTGCCGAAGACCAGTACAAGAGCGGAACTTTGATGCGTCGTCGCAACCCACGGCGTTCAAGCCTTAACAAGACTGAACGCAAGAAGCCGTCCGGCAACAGTGTTTCCGAACTTGGTGATGGAGCACCGCCCGAGGCTGACGCTGGTATAACCGGCGAAGGGCCGAAGAACGAATCGCGCATTCGCCGTAATATTGTGTGGCTTGAGCATGACGAAAGCGGCAAGGGCATGAAGGGTGATCTCGACGGTGTTCGATTCATTCTCGATTACGCTGAACCGTTCGTCATTCTTAGCGAAGATGGCAATGTGAATGTCCCGATTCCAGAGGCTCTGTTTGAGAGTGCGTTGTGTGCTGCTGGTCTCAAGGACGGCGATAGCAAGCCATTCTCAAAGTGGCTTGCCCAAGGGATTGAGCAATTCCGCCCAATCACCGAAGAAGAAGACAGCGCTCTTCAGGAAGCTGTAGCGACAATTACTGCTGGTAGCGATGGATCGGTTTCGGTTTCAGTCGATACTGGTGTTGAAGGCGGCGAAGAGCCGCAGGTCGATATCGTTGGTGTTGGTGCGATTGGCGGCGATGAAATGGGCGGCGATGAAATTGGCGGCGATGAAATGGGCGGCGAGCCAAACGCAATGCAGCCCGTCACTGACCAGGGCATTGAGCCTGAAGCACCAGAGGCCCCGGAGGCTATTGCCGATGAGATGCCTGACTTTGAAGCTGGCGGCACTCCAGAACCTGAAGAGGAAATCGAGGGTGAGGAGAAGATCGTGGAAGATAAGGACATCACTGATCCGAAGAAGAGTGACTACGACACGACAAAGCAGGATCACCGCGAGCCGCCAAAGGAGAAGGGTGCTCAGAAGCCAAAAGGCAAAGGCAAAGAACTAGAAGGATTCGACTCCAACGGTAAGGTCGACGTCAGCGTTAAGGACGCTGGCGATCTCAAACCCGTTAAGGCTGGCGAAAACAGAATCTAGTATTATGCCAAAAAGCTGGAATGATATCCCAGGTGACTCGTCGTACAATCTTTACGTCCATAGCGGAGTTTTGTACTTCGAAAACGATGCAGAAGTACCGGGAGTAGTTCAACGTGAGCTATTCCCGGTACTTCGGCGTGTTGTTGGACGTCGTTTTCGAGCGAGCCAACTGTTAATATCATTATCTGTTGATTGGTTGACATCTGGTACCTATTATGAAGGTAGTTTCGAAGCTCCTTCTGATCTTGATTCCGAATTTAGGTTGGCCGCACCAGTAGAATACAATATTAAATATGGTGATAAGCACCATCGCGGCAAGTTGTCTGTTGAAGCTAGCCGAGAACTATTTCAAGAAGTTGAGCAGGATATCATCGATAAAAATCCTGCAGATCAATATATTCACCGCGAGCTTGGTGAGTCATATTTTGAGCGTGCTCTTAACAAAGTACTGCTCTCTTAGCAAATATATAGCGATTTGCAGATAGTAAATAATTTTGAATTATCTGAGGGCTATATGTTTACAGGGATAATGGCTGTTCTCAGCTCAATTTGCAGCGTAATCGCAAAGATTATAGCAGCAATCCCATGGCAGGTCTGGGCATGTCTGATAATTTTCTTGTTTGGTGGATGGGTATTCCACGGTGGTTCTTGTCGTGATTTTGCTTGCAGCAAATATCGTGAGCCGAAGCCACTAAAATGGCAGGAATTAACAGTATCATCAGCACTTACCGGAACCAGTCTTGAATGCAGGGCTGGCACTCGTGGAAGACGTACCAGAACAATAAATTTATCGTTTATTGCCGCTCCATCAAATGCACCATTGTCTGATGAAAGCCGCTCATCTCTTGAACGTCTTGCTGGTAATGTAATCCGCATTCCGTTTCAAGGTCTTTTTAAGAAGCCATTAGTTAACCCGATTAAGCCGGTCTCTGCTGCGCCAGGTGAGTCGAGTGAACAAGAGACTGTAAAATGCGATGTGTGCGATGGCACAGGCAAGATTTTAAACTCTTGCATTGTTGCATGCTATTTCTGTCAGAAAGATCCACAATGTCATGAGTGTAATGGTATTGGGAAGCTAAAATTGAGCTATGATATTGTAGATCAATGTGAAGCTGCAATATTGAGCCATGTTGGTGATGATGGGTGTGAGGCGTGCCAGAAACTTAATGCTCCATGCCCAGTACTGTCACAACGACTAAAAGAAATAATTGGGTCGAACTCGAAGCAACCAAAGAAAATAAAATGTTTCGAATGTGATGGTGTTGGTAAGCATAGTGTAGAACCTGTAGAAACCCGGTTGTATGTGGGATTGGTATATAGTGCATACGGCCAATGTCTGAATACAGAACAAGTACGATTAGGCATGGCAAAATTACTACCGGAAGCTCCAAAGGATTGGAAGGCATTCGAAGACGAAGCGAAAAAGAAGAACCTCGGAATTTGGAAGAAAGCTGGTGGTAATCATAAGTGATTTCCACTTGGTTAAACCTAACTGATAGAGGGTGATACCATGATTCAAATTATTGGTGGTGCGGTTGTTGTACTTGCGTTGATTGCTCTTGCTATTTGGGCTTGGGTGACATTTGGTAAAAGCTCGACAGTTGGCCAGACTACAGGCGGAAAGATAGTTAGTGCTGCACTCGACACAGCGACTCTGACTGTCAATCTCGGCTACGTTGAGTTACTGAGTAAGATCGATGTCGTAAAGGCATCTCCGGATGCCGTAAAGTCGTGCGATGTGCTCGCTGACACACTCTGGCAAGGTGCTATAGCAGCGTGGAAGACCGCACAAACGACCGACACTACGACCGCCACAACAACCACTGCCGCGAAGACGGCAAAAGTGACAACGACTGACGGCACTGTTGTGGAGGTTCCGGTACAATGACGAAGAAAATACTACCGCCAATTATCATCATCTTAGTCATGGTTATTGGCGTGACCATGATTGTGAAACCGGACATCATTCCGTTCGGGTCCGGTGTCCCAGAGAGGGCCGTCATCATACGTGAAACTGATGTCGCAAAGCCTCTGTCAGAAGAATGGGTAGAACTTTTCGCTGGCGCTGAGAAGCTTGGTATAGCAGTCTGGGACAAGGATGTGCTAGGTAAGGCCAAAAAGCCTTCAGCAGAGGCACAACCATTTCTTGATGCTGTAGGCGACAAACCGCTTCCGATTTTGGCGTTGAAATGGGCTGGAGGTAAAGTTACCACTATACCATGCCCGTCAAAATTGGATGCACTGAAGAAAGCTGTAGGTAAACCATGAGCTTATATATCAATGACGATAATTTTGCTGATGTTGTAGCCGAAGGCGAAGCAGCCGGTTTTACTTTCGGTGCACTACCACGACAAACACAAATTGGTGATCTGGCGTGTGCTCCTGTTTTTGCAGAGCACGTCCCGCTCATACCAGAAAGCGAATGGAAAGATCGTATAGCACAGATGACAGCATCTAGTTCTTTCATTGGACAACGATGGAAGAGCGACCCGAATGCCGACTACCAGAACGGCTTGGGTTTCTGCTGGGCGTATAGCTTGAGCCAGTCTTGTATGGCGGTTCGTCATGCAATGGGGCAGCCATTCGTACAACTGGCACCAGAATCACTCGCTGAACTAACTGGCTATAGGAATGCTGGTTATTATTTGGACCGAGCATTGGAATATGCATCAGCCAATGGTATCGCAACACGAGCTACCGTGCCACAACACAAAATCAGCCCATCGCAATGGAATGCGAGTTATAAGGACGAGCGGCAGAACTACATGCCGCAGGAATGGTGGGATCTTGGTGGTAATGACGTTTGGGCCGAGACCGTAACTGCTCTGCTCCAAGGATGGGGTTGTTATGTTGGCTACGATTGGTGGCATCACGCCGTGTTTCTTGATATGCTGCGTGTCAACAACGGCAAGATCGAGGTCCATACTCCGAATTCCCATGGCCCAGGTAATGACGCATGGCTCGTAGGATCGAGGGCCATTCCATCAATGGGTTCATTTGTGCTTCGTGGTATGACCTTAGCTGGCTAAGCTGAGGAATCATGTCTAAGAAAGCACTGATAACTGGTATATCCGGTATGGATGGGGCTCACCTATGTGAGCTCCTTCTCTCTAAAGATTATGAAGTGCACGGCTTGATACGCCGCTCAAGCAGCTTTAATACCGAGCGCATTGAATCAATGTATCAAGATCCGCACAATAAAGATGCGCGGATGTTCTTGCACTACGGCGATATGGCAGATAGTTCGTCATTATCATTTCTACTTAAAGAAGTGATGCCGGATGAGGTATACAACCTAGCAGCACAGAGCCACGTACGTGTAAGCTTTGATATACCGGTCTACACTACGCAAACAATCGCTATGGGCACGATCAGGCTGCTAGAAGCTATAAGATCGACAGATAAGAACATCAGATTCTATCAAGCTTCTAGCAGCGAGATGTACGGCAAGGTTGTTGAGACACCGCAGACTGAATCGACACCATTTTATCCGCGCAGTCCATACGGATGTGCTAAGGCATGCGCCTATTGGCAAACTGTGAACTATCGTGAAGCTTACGGAATATTCGCTTGTAACGGGATATTATTCAATCACGAAGGTCCTAAACGTGGTGAAACATTTGTTACTAGAAAAGTGACACGTGCGGCGGCACGCATCAAGCTTGGGTTGCAAGATAAGCTATTTCTTGGCAACTTGGACGCAAAGAGAGATTGGGGGTATGCTGGCGACTATGTTGAAGCTATGTGGCTCATGCTGCAGCACACCGACCCCGGCGATTACGTAATTTCCGCAGGAGAGACGCGATCAGTTCGAGAATTTGTCGAAGAGACATTTGCACTACTCGATTTAGATTGGACTAAATATGTCGAAATAGACCCACGATATTTTCGACCGACAGAGGTCGATTTATTGTTAGGTGACTCTTCGAAAGCAAGACAAGTGTTGGGGTGGAAGCCCAAAGTTACTTTTAAGCAGCTAGTAAAAATGATGGTCGAGCACGACATGGAACTAGCTGGATCTGAAAAAATCTTGCGGGACTCCAAAAGATGATCGATTTTGCAAGTGATCGTATTCTTGTGACAGGCGCTGGTGGTTTTCTCGGTAAGAATGTCCAGGCTATGTTTCGATTTGCTGGAGTCCCCGACAAGAATCTATTGACCCCCAGCACCGAAGATTACAACCTTATTTGTGAGAATAACGTTGCGAGAATGTACCGCGACCTCAATCCTGATGTTGTAGTGCATTTAGCAGCTCTTGTCGGTGGCATTGGTGCGAATCGAGAGAATCCAGGTAAGTTTTTCTACCATAATATGATAATGGGTGTGCATTTAATTGAGCACGCCCGGCGTAACAAGTTGAAAAAGTTCGTTCAAGTCGGTACTATCTGTGCATATCCGAAACACACAAAGGTCCCATTCTGCGAAGAAGACTTATGGAACGGCTACCCAGAAGAAACAAACGCACCGTATGGAATTGCGAAAAAAGCGTTGCTAGTAATGTTGCAGGCTTATCGGCAGCAATATGGTATGAATGGAATCTTCTTGCTGCCGGTCAACTTATACGGACCGGGCGACAATTTCGATCCAAAGAGTTCGCACGTCATTCCAGCACTAATTCGCAAGTTCCAAGAAGCAAAAGACAAAGGCGAAAGTCGAGTCGTCATGTGGGGAAGCGGTAAAGCGAGTCGCGAGTTCCTGTATGTCGAAGACTGTGCTAGAGCACTTGTGATGGCGACTAGATCGTACGATCATCCGGAGCCAGTGAATATTGGAGCAGGTTTCGAAATCACAATTTATGATCTTGCCGTAAAAATTGCGAAGCTTATTGGCTTTGAAGGCGAGATCTTTCACGACCTAACAAAACCAGACGGTCAGCCGCGACGATGCCTTGATGTACAAAGGGCATGTAGAGAATTCGGCTTTAATGCGGAAACATCGTTCGATACTGGATTAGAACGAACGGTTCAATGGTGGAACAGTCATAAGAAATGATCGAATTAGTCACTCATTGCTTCGGTAAGAGATACGCAACATTATTGAATTACCACCTTAGCTCTCTAATACTGAATGAGAGCCAGCCTGTCACTATGACTGTTATTTATGCGGCTGGCGACAAGCCGACAACCAATATCTTAGAGTGTTTTAGCAGCATTAGCAAGCCGTGGATAAAATGGAACTTTATCCATATGCCGATTCAGTCTGTCTATCAGAGGCCGATTGGTCGTAATCTTGCTGCGAAGTCGACAAAAGCAGATGTGATATGGTTCACCGATGCCGATTATGTGTTTGGCGAAGGATGCTTAAATGCTGTTTGGGTACCACAAGATAGTAGCATTTACCATCCAGAGCATGAATATCGCACCACTCGCAAAGCTAAAGTTGATATGATTGAGTTGCTGCAGAAAGACGACTCAGACGCAAGCGTTGTCCGTATAGCACTATCACAATTTGTTCTAACTGATATAAAACGTGCTGTTGGCGGTGTACAAATCATCTCTGGTGATACTGCTCGGAGGATTGGCTACTTACCAGACGACAAAAAATGGCAAAAACCATTAGAGCAATACAATCGAGATGATGGGAGTGCGTTTTGGCGTAATAAGTTTAAAACCTTTGGAACCATGTCAATCCCAAACATCTTCAGGATATAATGGCCGTCATTGAAAAAGATCGGATGCAATCGTTCGAAATCAAGACGCTCAAGCATAATATACTATGTAAGTGCGGCAAGGGAGTTATGGTTGGTACTGGGGCCGTAAGGCAGGCGAGCGGTGCTTCTGGACCAGCAAGCGGATACGACCATCAGCATAAGTGTATATTCTTCGATTCAGGATTCCATAAAACTGGGTGTGGTGCGGTAGAATGGTTTTCAGACAAATATCCTGTGCGCGAGGAGCGTGAAGTTCCAATCACTCCAAATAAAGGAGTTACGTGATGCAGAATTTTATTAAGCAGATATTACCTGTTGTCGCTTGCGTAATGCTACTATTTGGCATCTGGTTGATAGTTTATGCCAATGGTGATAGTCCGACACCTAATGATATTCCAGCGACACCTACGGTACCTGCAAAACCAGAGCCAGAGAAACACAAACCTGGTGCAGAACCTGGTGAACAAGGTTCTACGGAGCCTCCGGCACCTCCAGTTCCAGCCGCCGACAATTCGTTGAAAGCGCCTGTAGCAGATGCACCATGCACAGAAAACGAATGTCCATGTAAGAAACCAGAGCAACCGGTTGGTGATGTTAAGAAACAATATACCCCGGTCCCGTGGACACCGGTCCCCGGATTACCAGACCCAACTCCACCTGAAGCGAGTGCAGGCGGAGACCAGACCACTGGAGATCAGACACAAACTGTAATCAGGGTCCGAAGAAAGTTTCGGAGGCAATGATGTTCACACTTCTTAGCAACGGCGGTGATAAGTCGGTCGAATATTGGGAAGGTTGGCAGGCCGTCGAGCTTAAGAAACAGTGTGTTTACACCGACCCAAAGCAGCGTAAAGAATGGGCTAAAGGATTCGCTGCTGGTGTTGCAGAAATGCGTGGCTATAAGGCATGGTATCGAAGCAAGACTATGATTGTCGGCTTAGGTCTTCTCGGTATTGGCGTCGGATTTCTTATCTATGGATATTATTATGACGCTTCAGGTGTATTTGGAGCGGGCACTGGCATAACTGCAACAAGTGTTCTAATGGCCGCTTTGCGGCTAATTACGAACACCAATATTACTATCGGCGGTCCAGGCGGTGGGCAGTTTACCCCGCCTCCTCAATAGGATAGACTTTCATTCCAAGATCGCACTTATCTCTGTCTGGGCATGCGTAGCCGCAGTAAAGTTCTCGCATTAGCCAACCATACTTCCTGATGAAATCGGCGATTCCTTCTCCTTCATCAGGAATCGCGTTGAACCATTTATGTCTTGCTAGATGCCGCTTGATGACGCCAAGCTCGCAATCGAGAAATTCTTGTAGGTGCTCACATCTGACTGCTTTTTCTTCAATCATTATGGGTCCTTTGTGGTTGCATTATGTTTCCACAAAATTATCATACATATGAAACTGAAATTACTTAGTGAAGGATGTTGGGTTAAAGCAGATCCGACTAAGCGGATGTCATTCTTGCTACATCCATCTGATAGAGAATTTATTAAGTGGGGTCAGAAAAAGCCGAAACGTAAATAATTCTATGAAAGCTAAATGCCCGTTTTGCATTGATGGATGCCATAAATGCGACGACACCGGAAAAGTAGACGTCAAGTTCGCAGATGGCAGTCTCTGGACTAGGACCTGTACTATATGTGGGTTCGAGAACGGTGGAAGAATCCAAAAAGGCGATAAAGAACCCACTGAACCATCTGGTAGATGTGTAGTATGCGGTGCTCCTACCAAATGGGTTATGATCGGTAACATGAATGAGATATTGGGCGATACGGATGAGATTCCTACGCAAGCTAGAGCATAAGAAAGAAGACCAATTGGTCCGATTTGCCATCACGGCCATATTAGCCGGGTGCGTTGTAGTTAGTCTTATTCGATGCTTCTAGAATAACAGTATGTCTAGAAACAATGAAATTAGTAGTGTTTAGCAAAAATAACTTCAGAACGATCAGTTCCCAAGTGAAATAGGAGTTGACCTGATAATGGACAAGATCAAGCAGCTTTTGCAAAAATGTGGTCTATCAGCCGAGGTTTCAGCGGAATTATGCGAAGCCATCGACAACCACGCAAACATGCTGAAAGAACAGTCGGAGACGGAATTTCAAGCACGCCTCGCGAAAGCGAAGAAGGTGTGCTTCGAGGAAGTGGAAGCCCACAAGGCTGAACTCTCTCGTCGGCTCCAAATTTTCTTGGAAGCTAAGAACTCTACTATCGAAGAGCTCGTTATGCGGCAGTCGGCCAATAGGGAAACTGAAGCTGTTGCCAAGCTCGAAAAAATTTATGCTCTCCTAGAGGGCATTGAGCTTAATGGCCAGTCCAACAGTGAACTTAAGACCGAACTCGACAAGTTCAGGAAGCTCGCAGAGCATCTCGTAGAAGAGCGCGACAGCGCCATCTCCAAAGCGAAGCGTTGCATGCAGATTTCGGAGCGTGTTCTCAAGCGTAATCGCGGCTTGGAACAATCCCTGAATGAAAGCAGACAAACGCCGAACACTGGAAGGATTGACACCTCCCGTGTCGCCGCCCAGCGGAAGACGACCCAACGAACTCTTCGTGAGAGCGTTGAGCAGCCGCAGGCCCCGAAGCGTGAAGTGCCAGTCAACACCATGAATGCCCCACGCAGTCCAGCCGAGATTGCCGGCGTCATGGACGAGGTAGTCTGAACAGTTCGATCTTCGAATCCGCATCATAGCACGTAGCTGTGCTCTGTAGATTCGCCGATGCACAACCTATCACAAGGAATACGCATATGTTGGCAACTCGCCAAAACAAGAAGCCCGCACAGGGCCGTCACCTGACCGAATCACGTCAGCCCGTCCGGCAGACGATCACCGAAGCGACCGACCCGCATCAGGCTTCAGTCCTGTACGAGTCCACCAAGAACCCGATGGTTCAGCGCTGGGCTCCGGTCCTCCACAAATGCCGCGAAATCCGGCCCGCCAAGATGGGTCTGATGTCCGCCATTTTCGAGAACCAGTACAAGCACATGAATCCGACTGGCCGTTCGCTGATCTTGGAAGATCAGACGACCACCGGCAACATCGCCGACTTTACTCGGTTCGCGTTGCCCTTGCTCCGCAAGAGCTTCCCCAAGCTGATCGCTGACAACCTCGTCGGCGTCCAGCCCATGAGCCAACCGGCCAGCTTGATCTTCTACA